TGAGTTCCTTGTACAGTGGTTACAGTACCGACCTGTATGCCTACTTGAGGACATGGACCTGCTGGTATTTCAAAATCAAAGTTAAATGTCGGAGCGCAGTCTTGTGGATTACTTGATTGTACAGGAGTTACAGTTACAGATGCCTGAGTTCCTTGTACAGTGGTTACAGTACCGACCTGTATGCCTACTTGAGGACATGGACCTGCTGGTATTTCAAAATCAAAGTTAAATGTCGGAGCGCAGTCTTGAGGGTTTGCTGACTGTACAGAGGTTACGGTTACAGATGCTAGTTCATAGCTTTGTAATGTAGTTACAGTACCGACCTGTATTCCTACTTGAGGACAGGGCCCAGCTGGTATTTCAAAATCAAAGTTAAATGTCGGAGCACAATCTTGAGGGTTTGCTGACTGTACAGAGGTTACGGTTACAGAGGCCGACTGAGTGCTATTTAAAGTAGTTACAGTACCGACCTGTATGCCTACTTGAGGACAGGGTCCAGCTGGTATTTCAAAGTCAAAATTAAAAGTAGGGGCGCAGTCTTGTGGGTTCGCTGACTGTACAGAGGTTACGGTTACAGAAGCTAGTTCATAACTCTGAACAGTAGTTACAGTACCAACTTGTATACCTACCTGAGGACAAAGTCCCTCAGGTATTTCAAAATCAAACTGTATAGTAGGTTCGCAGCCTTGTGTACTATTAACAGACCGTATTGTTACATTAGCCTGATTGCCTGTTACTGTAGTTGTTGTAGCATTAACTTGTATGGTAGGGCACGGCCCAGTTAGCCCAATAGGCCCAGTTATACCAGTTATAGGTATATTTATATCTATGTCTGGGCAGTCATATATTGGCGGAGGCGGGTCTGGTAGCGTACAGCTTGATATGAAATCAAAGCTGGATATTGCCTCTGTAAAAGGCAGTCCGCATCTACTATTAGCAAATACATCTGCCATTAAAGCTTTACCTAGCCTCTACAGGGTTAAAACACAGGTTACTATCGCATATCTACTATAAGTGCTATTTATTTATTAATCTAGGTTAACTAAGGTTATATAACTGCAGACGAAATATAAACATCTGGGTTTGCACATATAGCTAGACCATTAAGTGTAGCTTCTATTGAAATAAGGTAATCTGCTTGTGTTGAAGTTAAAGTTATTCCTTTACCTCCAACAACCCACAACCTTTTGCCTCCCATACCATTGATCGACTTTATAGTGTCTTTACAGGTAGGGCCTCCACTGTACAGCTCGCTGCCATCTGGTATCTCTTGATCAGTACCCATTTTTATTCCAGGAATTAGAGTGCTTGGGTATTTTATAGAAGATGGCTCATCTTTACAGAACTGCCCTTTAATAGCATCCGTAACTGTAGCTGTAAACGTAACAGAGTTTCTAGCTGAAGATAAGGTGACGTTGCAACTGTAGCCATCTACAAACCTAATGTCTCCAATAAGCCCCTCGTGATATACTAGGTTCTCGTATAGCACTAATGGGTCTTCTCCGCACCCGCTAGCAGGAGTAGCTTGCTCTGGAGTTTGATTAGCTATGCTTATAGATTGAACATCTGCGCTTTGAAGATTTTTTATAAGAGTCGGCTCTATAACGTATATCGAATCAACTACTACAATTTCTCCGACATACATAGAGTCAACGATAGAGTCTATATTTCCAAATATTATAAACCCATCCCATAACAGGTCTTCATCGATGCCAGCTACTGAACTTGAACTTGAACTTGAACTTGAGCTTGAGTTGTTTGAGTTGTAACCTTCATCTAGCTTTACATAAGAGAATGAATATGTGAGCTCTGTAGCTGGGTAATTAATGCTAAATACTAAAGATTTATTAATAAGTCCATCTGCATCGCATTTAAACTCTAATATTAATTGATTTATAGTTTTCTCAATACTGTGCAGCCTTACAGTGTTAACACCGTCTACAAATCCAGACCCGTAATTGACCGCGCAGTTAAACTCTACTACCGTTTCTTTAGGTATAGGAGGCTCTACAGCTGGGTCTACGAAAGGGTACGACCTGAACATGTTGTCAAAATAAAAGCCTTGTTTTGCCATTGGTTACAGCTCCGTTATCCTACTATGGCCTGAAGATCTTGACCAACAAGCTCTACTCTTATACCTGGCAGGCTAGGGTCAGGATAGATCCGCAATATGGTGTCGCTAGCTTGGAAGTTGCCTACTACTATCTTGTAATCTCCGTGCTCATCAGGTGGTACGTTATTAATTGTTTTTATAAACCTAGGAGTTATAAAGCTCTCAGGATTATCTCTTCTTTTAAATAAAGTATCTCCAACTATGTCTACGCGTATGTTGCCGTCTTCAAGTCTAAGTACTACACCGTCTTCTCCTATTAGCCACACGTTACCATTAACAAGTTCGTTGTCATAGCTTCTAAGAGAAGACACAGCTTCTCCCGACATAGTAAGAACTACTGACGGCACGAACTCTGCAGCCTCTCTTAGTATGTGCTCTCCTATTGGCCAAGTCTGTAAGAACGCCATGGCTACTGAATCTACAACCATTATGCCTGCCGGCCTTCCCAGCGTATCTGTAAACGTTATTACTTCTGGTATGCTAAAAGGATCAAGCGTTGCTACAGCTGCCTTCTTATTTGAAGAGTTACCTACGTATATTTTAAGCTCTGGTCCTACGCCTGTGGCTATTTCTATGCTAGTTATAAAAAGCCTAGAACTCCAATTTACTAAATAGAAAGAGGCGTCATATATGGCTGACTTATCTATTAGTAAATTGCTTGCTGTTAAAAGTGTTGAGTTGTCAGAGAAAGGGTACTTTGTATCTTTAACTTGGTCCCTCCACTCGTATCCATACTCTTGTTTATAGCTCATTATAGATTACCTTATTAGCTTACAAAGAAGTGTGAGAATACAACAGACCCACTACCAACAGTACCGAATCCTACCAGACATCCTGAGTCTGATAGCTCTAACAGCTGCAGATTAATACTTGCGATAGCATACAGGTCTATGTCAGCAGAGTAACCAGGTATTGGAGTTACTACTGGGGCTACATACTCTGGGTAGTCTGATGATCCAGAGCTTGAGTTTACATAAGTGCTTTGACTACTTTCAGATGAACTTACATGTAAGTACTCAGACGAGCTTGATATGACTGGCTCTGTAGGTATAGGCCAATATTCATTAGCTAAAAACATCCTCAGCCTGTAATAAGCTTTGTTGTCAGGAAGGTTGTAGCTTGTATCTTTTTGAAAGTCTAAAGAGTACCATACTCCAGCTTTTATATTAGGAACAGGAGCTGATCTACCTGAAGATATCCAATTAAGACCGTCCCATCTATAAACCTCTAAGCATTTAGATGAAAAATTAAAAACACCTATTAAATAACTTTTAACATACTTGTTGCAAGCTTCAGAATATATGGTGGAGTAGTCTAGTATAACTCCTGCAGCTCCTGTAGTGGACCCATTAGAGAACACGAATGTAACTGAAGCCCTTACTCCTATTCCAGCTTCATATGGGTAGTTTCTTTGGTAAGTGTGAGAATCCGTTGCAGGGTCATTCCATACAGACGTAAATCTAGAGCCTGTGCTCACTACAGCTAGCCCTGAACTTTCATTACCTAAAGGAAATCCTCTATTAAACGCTGTAGCTACAAACTGATAAGATCCATTTACAACTTCAAAATGGCTCGGAACTGCTGTGGAGTAGATTGGCTTTATTAAGTTGTCTGCGTAAGGAAGCATAGTAGGTTCAATAACTTCGCTATTCAGTGCAGGGTTTATATCTACATTACTTCCAGTCTCAGCTACAGCGTCCTGATCTCCTTCAGCCGCTGATATGTCAGCACACTCATCTGCGTACTCGTTGGGTAGTTTACCTGACTCGTCAGGAAGGAAGTCGTTTCTTATGCAGGCTTCGGCCATGCCTAGTGGCATCTCTACGGCTATGCCTTTAAGGTCGCTGTTTACCAAAGTAGTTGATGTAATTTGGTTTCTAGAGAACACAAGGTTTATATTGCCGTAGCAGTCAGGCTGTATGTTATTAAGGTACTCTACGCTTATCTTATTACAAGATTCGCTCTCAGGGCGACCTTGGCACTTTCCAATATACTTCTTGTAAAGATTTTCTGTAGAAGTCTGGCTCTTTAATTTAAATATTAGAGCATCTACGGTGCCTACTCCTTTTACATATCTCTGACCGCGTACTATGTCTAGGTCTCCAACTGGGCTTAATAGCACATCTTTTTTTAATAAAGCTGTTTCGTTATTAACTGATATAGAGGTTACTCCTGGAAGCTTATAAGTCATAGACGCTCTAGGCGCTATTATTGACTGGCTTGCTTTACTAAATCTTGCAGCAAAAGGTTTTTCAATTCCTTCACCAAATACTATCCAACCTACTACTCCTTTAGTTATTGCAGTTAAGCTGTAAGGCACTCCGGCTATTACAGGCTTAGGTATTGAGACTACTGCTAGAGGTTTAAACTGGTCGTATGGATCGTCTTCACCAGTCTCTAGAGGGTACCTAGTGCAGCCTAGAAAGGTAACTGTTACTATTTTTGAAGTGCAGTTTATGCTTCCTATAGACGCAAACTTACATAGGCTGTCTGGAAACCTTATACGAAGATCTACTATTATGTCGTTTGGAAGCTCAAACCCTTCATCAGATTCTCCAGTAGCAATATCGTCTATAGGGTATCGCTTTGTAGAGTTAGAGTTAAACCAGTTGTTGTTAATTACAGACATTAAGGAATTAACCCCAGTGAGTAGTCTGGCGCTTCTGCCAGAGTTTCATCAGTGCTGTCTAGTATAGCTTGTGCGTTTGCTTGAATAAGATCGCCGTCAGCTGTGTCAGGTACTTCTACGTTAAATCTTATCTTAGCTGACCTACCAGGTTCTATAGAGTCCCACCTAAATATATAGTTAGGCCATTCTCCTTCAGGCTCTATAACCTGCGGAGAGCCTCCTTTAGGAGAGTACCATATTGTTGAATTAGCCACTATGTTTCCTAGGTTTGCATCAGGGTTTGCTTGAGTAGATGAGGCCATGTTTACTTCAACTCTAACAGGGCCTACAGTGTTTTGGGAGACGTTACAATAAGCTACAAGCATTGAAGCTCTTCCGCCTGATATAGGAAGAGCGAATAGCTTCATTGAATGCTGCTCTCTACATGTTTTTGCTGCAACCCATCTGTCTTGGTTTGAATAGTGCTGAGACCTAACCTTCATAGACCTGTCTCCAAGTCCTTTAAATTTTGTATACAAATTCTTTATACCTTTGTAAGTTTTTACAAAGTCTTCGCACTCGCAGCAAGGATTGCAGTTGTTGTTAAGGCCTATTGTGTTTTGGTTTGATGGTTGATACAGCTGACCGTTACTAATGCCTGAAACACCAGTCCAATAGCAATCCTTGGTTACTACAGCCATGTTTCCATTTGTATCAGGCCTTACTCCGTTTAAAGACGTTATAAAATCCTGTACGCAACCTGGAGGACACGAGGGGTATATACCATCACCTGACCCAGGCACTGCTGATATTTGAACATTGTTAACCTTTCTTTTACCTTCTACAGCTGTAGAACTAACAAAATTAAATGCTATATTGTTACCAGCCACTAAAGAGAGATCGCCTGAGTATTCCTCATTGCCTACGAATATGCGGTTAACTTTGTCTGTCTCTTTTAGTGAAACTCTCTCGTCTAGAACGGCGTTAGTTGGATACAAAGAAACGCTGGTTGCCGACGTAAAGTATTGTACTATGGTTAAAACAGCTCTAACAGTCGTCCAGCTGTAAACGATTCTATTCGATCCCCAGCTTGAGTGGCTACTGTCTATGGCGGCTGCAGTTGAGAACACTACAGAGTTGTTTGCATCAGTTATAGTTATGCTTGACATGCCAGGGCTGCTAGAGTTAAAGCCTACAGCTGATGTAACCTTTAAAGGCAGCTTGTAATCGCCTGAGTATGACAGGTGCATGTCTTCAAATAACCCACGTATGTCTGATGATGGGTTTACGAATGGGAAATCAGTCCCATTTGGAAATAGACCAGATCCGTACCCTGTAGCTACTGCCATTATTATCCCAAGCAACTTCCACCGTCCCCAACGCGGCTGCCAAGGACTGTGAGGTTCATTCGGTTTACTGAGCCTTCTAGCCTATTCAAAAAGTTAGTCAAGCTATTAGCTGCGTCTCCAAACCTTACTAGGTCGGTAGTTACAGCCTCAAGCTCCGTGCATCCGCAGCACGGTTTTGAACATGTGTCGTTAAACTGAAGACCGTTTGATATGGATACTACGTTAAGGCAATCATCACCAATTATAGCTATATCGCCTGTTTCATTAGGACTTGTACCGTTAACTGAGCGTACGCAGCCACCTATAGCTAGGTCGTCTTCGCAATTGCAATTTAAGCTAAGGCCCTCTCCTTTGATAGCGTTGAACGTTATGCTTGTAACTCCGTCTACTGTTGACGAGTACAGTTGCATGTTAGTGCCTGCTACAAAAGCTATGTCTCCCTGCAGCCTTTTAGATACCGACGTACCATTTACTAGAGATATGCTGCTGACGCCTCTTATCATTAACCTAATAGCATCAGAGTCTACGTTAGAACTTTCGTAAGTGAAGTTGTAAGATCCAGCTGGCAGGGTGTTGAGCTCGTCAACTCTTCCAAGTACTATTTTTCCAACGCAATCTATGAAGTCACCCTCTCCTACTAAAGAATAAGTTTTATATTCAGAGTGTGACGAGAAGGCCACTGTAACTGTGGCTACCGATATGCCCTCATCGCTGTCCCAGTATCCTAAAACTAAACTTAGCCCTGTAGAAAAGACAGATATAGACCTTATGTAGAATCGTTCTGGAAAGGCTACTAACCCTGCATGTATTGGAAAGTATAAGCCTAGTAATAAGCTGTCAGGTATTGTAAAAGTGCCTGTAGTATCTACCTTAGATGCTGTCTCTGTTAAGGGATAGCTTCTTTGGCTATTAGAGTTCAACCATTCTAGGTTCCAAATACCTACAACCATTAGCTACGACCTCCATGTCGTAATGTTTATAAGTCTTAGTATAGAACTGCTACAGCCTCTATTAGACCAACTTCTCCTGCGTAACCGTCTCCTGAAGATCTTTCTATGGAAAAGAATACTACGTCTTGCCCTTCTGCCCCAAGAATATCTTCGCTGTCTATGTCTATGTAGTGATCAGCCGATATAGATGACCCTGTGTCGATTATTAAAGCTGTGTCAGTAACAGGAAGAGGTTCAGGCGATCCTGATGATTTTGAAAGTATTCTGTAGCTTGCTGACAGATCAGGCATAGTTCCTGAGGTTCTACCTAGCACTCTAAGTCTAAGCTTTAGCTTAGGAGTTGCTGGAAAAGAGTCAGCGTGCGGTAGAAGTACCTTTAGCCTTACTGAGCTTGCTTGATTAGGAGGGAACGCTAAGTACATGATATCGTTATAATATCGTTCTTTTGTATCACTAAGCCTAACTACTTGAGGCTGTATTATTCGCTCAGATGGTTCAACGTTAGCTCTTATGGTAACTATACCTTGATGTATCGTATCGTCTCCGTCTACTCTGTTAAACGTTGACAATATAGTAACGCTGTTATCAGCCGCCCTAATGCCTTCTACTATCCTACCGCGTTGAAACTTTCCATTGTTTACAGACTTTAACGCTAGAGATCCAAGCGCCGCGTTGTTGTCTATAGCTAAGGCTAGATTAACACCTATCTTAAGCGCGCCTGTGTTTGTAGGCTTGTTATCGTAGCATCCAATAATTGTAATGCCACTGTTCTCTACAGGATCAAGACTTGTCACTACGGTCTTATCAACTCCGTAAGCTGTCTTTGAAAATCGTAACAGCATCTTTCTTGTTACGTCTCTAGGGCACTCAGGTCCAGATTCTGATGACGAACTACTGGAGTTGCTGCCTAGCTGATGGTAGGCCCATGGTACGTCGTTGTAGCAGTCTGACATCCACCATATACCGTTTATGTCTATTACAACTAAACCCAGAGGTCCAAGAGGGAGCTCTACTCCATTTCCATCAGATTCACTTTTAAATAAAGTTATGCTTGCTGACTCTGCAGGCATAGGAGGAAACACGCTGTATAGGCCAGTGTGTGTCTTAAGGTTATATCCAAAGGCAGCGCCAGTTGGAGCTAACCCATTAAATGAAGCATCGTCAGCTGGAAGCCAACCTGTCAAGTCACTGTCCACGTTAATAATAGTGTGCTTACCGTCAACACTAGGAGTAGGCGAATCTCCACATGCCGAAAGATAAAGGTTAAACTCATAATGAACGTGGTTGTAAGGTCCGTCTCTTAGCTGAGGCTGAACATAGACAATTCCATTACCGTCTGCGTGCAGTACAGCTACGTCAGCTATTGCTGGCTTTTTTGATAGTTTACCTTTAGTTTTTCCAGACAGATAGTATCTACCTGGAGTTACAGGTCCGCCTCCGTCTATTACAGAAGCTATGTCTATGTTGCCTTTACCTACTAGAAGTATGTCTGCAACTTCTTCAGAGTGCTTGTAAAGGGCTACTCCAATAACGTCACACATTGGAGACGTCTCCAATGTACGAGTCTCCATGTCGAACTCGTAACCTGCCAAAGCTCTGTCAAACCTAGATACGCTAGAGTTCCAGTAGACGGCCATGCCTACTGTTACTGCAGACTCTACTGGGCAGTCATAGGCTACCAAGGCTTCCTTATTTTCAATACCGTCGATACGGTCTTTAAGATACCTTGATTGATTCTCAAGGGCTCTAGTTGGGCGGCTGTCTACTTTAGCTTCTACAGCCTCTCCGTCTTTTACGTGCTCTATTTTGTTTGTCCAAGATGATGACATAAGCCTTACCTCTATTATTTAAACTGTTCAGTCCAGCTTACGCCTATTTGACTAGAAGCCTGCTTCAGAACCTGTTGGTTTGAAGGGTAATACTCCCTAGCGAATATAAGGTCTTTGGTTCTATCTTCCCACCTTGGTGTGGCAACTAATGATAAACCAAATACCTTGCTATTAGCTCCTACTGTAAAAGGCTTTCCGTGGACACCTACGCTACCAGTCGTCTGGGCAAAGAAGGTTAACTGATTTACCTTTACCGATGCACCTTCATATCCAGATATCAATGAGGCCTTAGGGTTTGATATTAATTGAACTCTAAGAAAGTCTCTTGCTGGACTGGCAGATAAAGCAGAGTAATATTCAATACCGTCTGCTCTGTCAAATGATGGAGATGAAACTACGTCTTCAGGAGAAGATACGTTTTCAAACTCTATGTACATTCCGCTTATTTTAAATTCTTCTCTACCTTCTCCAAACAGCTTGCAGGCTATCTCTCCCCAGGTCCATTGAATCTGGTTATGAAACGTAGCTTTAGGCAGCCATAGACCGCTACTTTCAATTTCGTAAGTACTTATAATACCACTTACTTCTGCTCTGTTGTTAGACATCGTTACCTCATGAACACTGGCTGCTTATAGATTTAATAACTACAGCCGAATTAAGTAAATAAGAAGCATCATACTCCTCTAACGTTTCAGCGCCAGTATACTTATCTTCGTTAGATGATTGTACAGTAAATTCACTATCAATGGCGAGTGGAGCTTCAAAAATGAAAAATACTCCGTTACCAAGTGAAACTAAGTCTGGAACTACGTCTAGCCTTGGTATGCCTTGAGGTACAGCTTCAGCCTTTATAGTGACTAAAGTTAACCCTCCAGGAATCATTTCATTTATTAAAAACTGTAACGGATTTATAGTTGATGGCAGGCTCTCCTTGTAAGGATTACCTACCTTATCAGCCCTAAGGTCTAACCCCATGGCTATAGTCCTACCCTTTTCGACCCCATTAGCGTGGACTATCTCCCAAAACCTATCAACGTCAAAAGGATGCCCTGACACCTTAAACTTTAATTCTGTAACTGGACCTTTATCATCTACATCTACTGGAAAATCGTCATTTAGAAATGTAAGGTCGTAAGAGAACTCGTTGTTAATGAATCCTTTTCCTAAGGTTATAGCTTTAACTTCTGACAAGTCTGAGCCTCTTCTAAGCTCCTTTACTACCAAAGCGTTTGACAAGCTCTGACCTAGACTTACCTCATCTCCTACTGATACCGTAGGCTCTGCTCTAGGGCTAAGAAAGTACACCTTCTTATTAGTTACTACAACTTTCCTAATGTTAGAGTTTATAGTCTCTACTGTTTCAGTAGCTTCAGCTACAGGAGCGTTGAGTGCGTACCCAATAAGCTTAGATAGCCTTCCTGATGACATGCCTAGAATAAGGCAATCATATATTGTGTTAACTAGGCCTTTGTAGGCTTCTCCAGACTGACCGTCCACACCTATGGGTAACCCGTATATTTGTTGAACAGACTTTTGATCTATCTTTGGAAGGTAAAGCCACATAGCCAGCTCTCTATCCTGAACGCCTTTACTGTTAAGCTTGTCTCTAGTTGCAAAGTTAGTATTTAAAAATGGATCAAAGCTGAACACAAGCCTGTTAGTAGCTGTGTTTAAGCTGAAGTCCATCCCTTCGAAAAGACTGGCTGACGGGTACGATATTCTATTGTATATTTGGCTTACGCTAGCCACTCCGTCTGGAAGCTTCCAAGAAAAGCCTACAGCTTCTCCGTAAGTTATAATAGACGAGCCGTACTCAGCTCCACCTTCGTAGAACCCTCTGTTTGCTATTCCTTCGCTTTTTAATATAGGAAAATATATCCAACTCTTTGACTTGAAAGGACTTATGCTTAGCCTGCTCTTACTAAGTTCTGCTTCTTTCCAGACGCTCATAGCGTCCTTCCAGAGCGTAGTTCTAGCATCGACCAAATCTTCTATTTGGTCTTTTCCTTCATATATATCTATCCAATAGCCGCCGGTAAGTGATCTAACCTTTTCGGCTACGTCCAAGTAAGTCTTAGGATACTCAAACATACGACTCCCTCGTTCTTAGGGATTTGAATTATCGCATATTTTTTTAACGAATGAAACCAGCTTTTCTAAGCCTTCTTCAGTAAAGTCCTTTACCGACAAAGTTATTGTGCCTACTTGGTTTTCAGCCTTCCTAAGAGACCTACTACTGGCCATTCTTTTGGCTTCTCTGAGCGCGCTTTTAGGCTCTATAAGGCCCCATCCATAAGTAGTGTCGTATCCAGCTTCTCCTGCATCGGTAGCGGTCTTGAAGAAAGTTTTAGATATCTCAGTTAAAAGTTGTTTGTACTTTATGTTCTCAGCTTTTAAAGCTGACAATACAAGCGCTAGTACACCAGCCACAAAAGGCGTAGCCATCGATGTCCCAGAGAGCTTGGCGTACCCTTTAGCTGGCCAGCAAGAGGTCACGTCTACGCCTGGAGCCGCTATGTCTACCTTTCCTCTGCTTGAAAATAGGGCAGCAGAATTCTTTTTATTAACTGCAGCTACCGAGATGCACTCTTTCATTCCAGCTGGAAACCCAGTGGTAGCAGGTCCTGGTCCTTCGTTACCTGCGGCTGCTACTATAAAGCATCCCTTCGAGTATGCAAACTTTACAGCATCCTTTATTTTCTTGTCCAATACTGAAGAGCCTAGACTCATTGATATTATGTCTGCACCTTCAGCTACAGCCCATCGTATACCTTTAGCTATCCAATCTGAAGAACCTGACCCTTCGTCATCAAGAACTTTTCCTATTATTAAACTTGCGCTAGGAGCTACTCCTATGATTCCGCTGTTGTTCTTATTTCCAGCTATGACTCCAGCGCAGTGGGTGCCGTGCCCATTAGTGTCATAGTGCCCTGAAGGCGAGCCGCTGAAATCTTTCAAGCTTGATATCTGACCAGATAGATCAGGGTGCTTATCTGCAACGCCTGTGTCAAGAACAGCAACCTTTATGCCTTTTCCTGAAGAGTCTATCCATATGTCTGGGACATTAAACGACCTAAGACCCCAGTCTATTACTTCAGAGCAGGTTATAGACAGACTTTCAACTTTGAAGTCAGGAAGCTTGTATGTTGGTTTAGACATGTTACTTACCCTCGCTAGGGTATGTGTTTTCTATCCATTTTATAATTAGCTTAACTAGTATTGGTAGAAGCCACACAGGTATATCAAACGAAGCTGCTACTGGTTTTTCTTTTTTATCTAATATTTCCTGTAATGCAAGAGCTACAGACTTCTTAGAAACTTTAGCAGCCTTTATAGATTTTACAGCGTAAGACTCGGCTGCAAACTGCATAAGGTATGTGGCTATGTCCATTGCCGCGTATATAGCGTCCCATCTTTTAAAAGTGGATTTTCCGTTTAGCATCTCAGCAAGTTTTCTTACTGATTCCATAGGGAAGCCAGCGTACTTTATAGAGAATGTTTTTGCAGCCATGGTTTATCCTTCAATAGAGTTTATTATGTTATTAACATCTTCCTCGTTTATCAACTGAGCTGCTGTTGATACAGCTTTCTCTATGATGGCTATAGCCGGATCACCTGCTACACCCTTTGGTATTTTTAGCTTGTTATCTTTAAGGCTATTTCTTATTACGCGTCTTATTTTAATCTTTTCAATTATGTTAGGGTCTCTTACGTGCTCCAGAGCTTCCTTAGGAGAGTACTTACACATTTGATTTAGCTTAACTAAATTAACTATTATAGACACTAAAGCCGACACTACTATAAACGTCTCTACTATAAACCCTTTGGCTTCTAGATCTTTTTGCAGCTTAGTAGACATCCTACCTGCTAGAGCTTCTACATTATTCATTTGGATTCCTTTCCTGTGGAGACGTCTCCACTGTATTTCCGCTAATGTTCGTGCGCTTTGCAATCGCACTTAAGTCCACAACTTACAGTCATTTTAAGTTTACTGCAACAGCGATCATCAGCCTTATACACTAATACAGCGCCTATAACAGCGCCTACACATAGCACTGCTAGTACTTCTATTAGCTGTATAATATTGTTTACAGATTTCTTAAAGCTCATCTAGATTAGGCCTTTGCTGGCAACTGCCAGCAGCTGGATTAAGTTCAACAGCCTGATGAGCCTCTATACCTACGCTTTTTTGTTTTATCCTGAGGCGGCTCTGTGACAAGCCGCTCAGGTTCAGTGTCAAGTTTTTTTGATGTAAAACTTGACACTGGTTTTTCTTTTAGCAAATCAAATGCTGCCTTATCTATCTTAGTAGTCTGATAAGACATAACAGCCGCCAAGATTATGTGTAGCATGTCAGGCCTTGCCTTGTGTATCAAGGCGTTAGTAAGTTACACCAACATAAACAAAGCTTTATCTATTAGCTGCTCTGGGAACCCTTCAAAGTTACTAAACGCAAAGGTCTCTCTAGCTCTAATATGTTTTTCAGCATCCTTTCGCCTGACTCTTAGCACCCCTATAGGTAGGTCAGCTCCAGTGTTGAAGTCCTTAAGCTGTCCATGAGCATCACCCCAGCTATTAAGAATAATAGCGTAAGGGTCGGTAGCGTTATCATCAACTCCGATAAAGCACATCTGGTGCCCCCAGTTATCCGTCTGACGGTGAAACCCATCATTAGCTGGAGTCATAGAGTAGCCAACATCGCTAGCGGTCGTGCAGGGGTATCCGTTAGATATAGCCGCTACTAAGTCGTCCCAGCTCTTAACAAGGGCTGCTGACTTTACTGGGTGTAGTTTACCTTCCTCTACAAACCTAGTATCTGGTCCTGGACGGTCTCCCCACTTTTTAGCTACTTTTCCAGAATATGCTGGCACACCACTAAAATTACTGCGAAGAACACCGTATTTAATAATAGCGTCTGCCATCCAGCTTCCCAGGGAGCCATCGTCACCATCGAACTGCCCTCCTCCGATAAGTACCCGACCTGTGCCGTAGAGATAAGGAGGGAATACTGGGTTAAAAGCTTCCCTGTCGCCTTTCATGAGCTTTTCGGTAGCCATTAAGTATTCACAGGCGTTCTTAGCTCCGAAAGACACGCAGTCACCTATCTCTTGTGCATAGTTCTCTGTATCCTTGCCTAGGAGCTTTCTTACGACTTCATACAGCATAGTCTTTCCACCCTTAGTGCTTCTTGTGGAGCTAAGGATGTTAAATTCTTTAAATGATCCTTTAATAAGATCAAACTGAGATTTTACAAGATCTGGGTTGTCCTTACCTACCCAGCCGCCTTTTGCTCCATCTTTATAAAGTGATAGTATGTCGCTCATGTTATTTTTTCCTTATTTTATAGCCTTAAGTCCGGATGCTACCTCTCTCCAAGCCTCAGCGAAATCTGAGGCAGTTACCATCTGTTTGCTTTCATAAAGAGAGTAAAGGGTGTCTTGCATTTCTTTAAAGAAAGGTTCCCATGCAGCTTTGTTAGCGCCTACAGCTATCCTGTTAGAATCTGCAGTCTTCTTTAAAAGATCATCAACCTCAATGATAGCCCCAGCTGCTACGGCTGATGCCATAGACTCGAACGATTTAGCAACAGCCGTTGCAGAACTCTTACGAATGGTTGCAGGCACCTTGCTCATAGCTAAGGAGTAAGATTTCTTTTGAAGGTTGTATCTAGCTTCTGGTAGTGATGGTTCAGGAGCAGAAGGGTCTGGAGCTGGGCCTGGGTCTTCTCCAATAATAACTGGTGAAGAAATAATAACAGTCTTAGTTGCTATCTCTGTTGCCTTGTCGCCTTCTTTAACAGCGTAGAGATAAGTTATAGCTACCAAAGCTGTCATTCTTTTAGGAACAACGCCTGCTCCAAAAAAGATACCGTCTTGGTACTCTCTTACCCTTTTCTCTTTATCGCCATCAAAAACCTTCCAAGCAATACTGCAAGATACAAAATGCTTTGGCGGATCTTTGATAGGCGAGACAGTTAAATCTACCAGCTCCCCAAGGGGGACTGGTAATTCAGCTCCAACAATCTTTTGTTGCGGAACAACAAAGTCAGTAGCTAGCAAGCTGCTGTTAATTAAAACAGCAGCTAAAACGCTTATAAGAAGCTTGTGCATAGTTGTTACCCCTTATTGTTCTGTGAAGCCAAAGCAGCAGCTACAAGTTGAGTTGCTCTTTCTTTGCTTACTGGAGTGCTAGGTCCAAAAGACTCTATTAAAGTTACAATTAAATCAGCAAACCAAGGCTGATCTGCAAATTGTTTTAAAATTTCTACAACTCTATCATCTACATCTCCAGGAATCACCTTTGTCATGGAGTCTGCAATCCTTACAATTAAGCTGATTGCCTTTTTAACCTTTTCAGCGTCCAAGGCACCATTTGTTGAGTCTGACATGTCTGTCTCCTAATAAAGTTAATAAAACCAAGTTACTTATACACTCTGCACAGAGATTTGGATATCTGATTTATTTAGAAAATAAGATGTAGTTCTGGGTGTTACTAGGTTAAGAGGGTCCTCAGGTATAGTCAAAGAGACTCTTCCATTGATGTACCTTATTCTTCCGTTAGGATAAAGCAACCTGCCTCTAAGGTCTATTGAGTCGATTGACTGGTCTTCTGTTAAAGCGTTTTGAATTATAGATATAAGATTAGATTCGTACAGCTTAGCTGAGAAGCCTAGGCTATTAACATACCCATATAAGCCTTCTTTTATGGTGTCAATTGGTACGGTAAAGTCTTTATTTCGGTTGTGTATTACTACCGATATTTTTACATCAAAAGGCGATGTAGCTCTAACAAGTATGTCAGAACCAGATGGTCTTGTCTCTGGGCTGTTCAAGAAGGACTGCAGCGAATCCAATTCTTTTTGTAACCTTAAAGTTATGCTGTAATCGGCTTCTGAACCTAAGTCTAATCCTGCAAATGTGTCAGTATCTAAGAATTGAATAGTGCATGTTTGATAGCGTGTGAAAGCTGCTTCGTTAGCCGTCTCTATGTCAGGGCTAAATCCTGTACCATCGTCTTCTAAATCAAAACCTCTTATAATGTTTACTGTCTCGTATCCATTAACTATAGAGATGTTGTTTTTATCAGCAAGCTTAACAATACGCGTAGCTTCGTAAAACCCTGGGGCTGTTCCTCTAGTAAACGATACCTGCCACAGGCCACCAGCTAGCCTCTGCTCAATAAGCTTAGCTTTTGTATCTAACGACATATTATACGGTATTCCGGCATTCCTCACGCAGGCGTCTACTCTGCCTCCATGGGCTACTGGAAAAATACCATGATACCTTATCTGCTCTGGAGCTCCGTACCCTAGGCAGGATACATCTTTTACTGAGCTGAAGTTACCTTTTATAAGAGAAGATAATGCATACTTACTTGAGAAATTTCTAGATGATATGCCTTCCTTAAGCCTTTGGATAAGCTCTAAGTTAGACTCTACATTAGAACCTTGAATGAAGTCACTGGCTGCAAATGCGCCTGTAGCTCCCGAAGCTGCAGATGTTATCTGAAGTTTGTCTCCCTGCTTAAGCTGTGTACCCTCTCCTTCATTTACAGCTTCAACGTCCACGTTAAACCCGTATGTACCATCTCCTACTTCAAATATAATACGATCAGACTCAGTTATAATTGCGTTTACAGACGTTCTAGCTGCAAATGTGTTAGTAACTATATAACTATTTCCAAAAGCTGTTAGTACTGATCCGCCAGCTATTGCAGTAGCCTTGTTATCGTCTAAGACTATTGTTACTACTCCGTAAGTCTTTCTACCTAGCTTTCTTGTTATTAAGAAGTTACTAAGAACTGCGTCCACTAAGCTGTCATCAGCCAATGATGGATCAGCTTCTATAGCTTGTATTGATCCTGACTTTCTAAATTTATCAGCGTATGTCTCCTGAGCAGCGTGTACTATGCTTTCAAGATTTAAAAGAAGATCATGTATTACTCCCCTTCTAAATTCAGCTGTAGGAGCTTTTTCTTGAAGCTGCTGTATAAGCAAAGCTCTAGCGGCTGACACGCTTTCGGTAGGTAGCTTCATTAAGTCTGGAAATTGTATAGGCATTGTTATCTCTCTGGAACTACAGTAAGTGGAACTACAAACACCCTAGATTCTCCAGCCAAGCTGTCTAACCTAACAGAAAGGCTAAGCTTAGATCCTGTCTCTATCTTAATAGCTATAAGTGATGCTCCTCCGTACTTTTCGTCGTTTGGATACGTACCTTCGCTATCTTCATTAATGAGGTTTGTAGCTACCCTGTCCTTGGCAAATTGAAATGCCGAGGAGGCATCAGCCTCTGTTCTTATTCTACCAGACCTTGCTTGGTTTATAAAGTTTGAACCTCTGTCAGGTAGGTATGGAAGAGACCCTAACGGAGTAAGCAGTTCTATAAGCCACCTTTGTGTAAGTTTCTGTATGCCTGCACACACTTTTCCAGATGAGTATGTTCCGTATAAGCCCTGCTCTAAACGAAACAACCCATCGCTATAAGCCCCATCAAATGCTAGTACATCTACCTTTCGTCCAGTGTAGTCTAATGTCTTTGCTGTTTTTGCCATGGTATTAACTACTAGCCTCCAGTGGATGCGCTTAGTTTAATTAGCCTCTCTATGTAACCTTTTACACCGTAAGGAGTAAGAAGTGGGCCGTTACCACTACCTTGTCCTTTTCTTCTACCAGATGCAAAGGCTTCTGCTCTAGCTAGCGAGCAGTGCCTTAGCCTAAATGCCCTCTCCATAGCTTGGAGGTACGCAGCTTGAAGCTTTATAACTTTAGCGTCTCCGTCAGTACCAGGGGAGCCTGGAGAGTACACTGATTGGTACTGACTGTCTAATATCCTTCTTGAGAAAGTTTCTCTTACAGAAACATGGTCACATGGGTTCTTGTTCTCATGGTTAGCTAGCTCCCATACCCTTGCTCCACCATTAAGCATGGAGTTAGCAATGACCTCAGACTGTTCAGCCATCTTTTCAATATTCTTTCTAAAGTTAGTGTCTGGTGACGAAACTTTAGATGACCCATGATATCCACTCATAAAAGACCCATCCTTTCTCGGCCGTCCATCTTGTTCTGGATGTCAGACCTTATTTGACTAACCCTAGCTGGGGTTATTCTAAGTTTCTTTGCAATGCCTATGTTATCCAATTTTGACTTTCCATTCATTCCAAATGTGTGTTCCATTATTAATTTAGCTCTGTCATCAAGTCCGTCGTACACAAACCCTCTCCAAGCTTGACCCTGCTGCTGCCCTGGAATTGATGAAGATGGATCGGACACGTCGTCTGACTCTGAGCCCATAAACCCTTGTGAAGCCGCTCCTTCAGACAAACCAGGCTTGTACCCTCTAACCCTTTCGATTCTTTTATTTGATAGCCCTGTGTAGTTAGCTAGCTCGTCATCATTAGGGTCTCTACCCAGCTGATCTTCCAGCTCTTTAAATGACGCATTTACGTAGTGGCTGTCTATTCTTACCCTTTCAGGGACGTTTAATATCTGACTGGACTTAGCTGCTGCTCTCTTCAATCCCTGCATGTGCCACATCATGTGAGTTTTAAGTTTTGACTTAGAAGGGTCATAACCTTTAAGACCGTCTAAAGCCATCCTTCTTGCTTGAAGTCTTACACTTGGAGAAGCTTCTTGTCCAGCGTAAGACTTTACAGCTGAATCTATAATAGGGTTTATCTTTCCTATAATCATGTCATTTTGTTCAGGAGTTTGATTCTGCTTCCAAGAGTCGTAGGCTTCTTGATACTCAGGCTCTAAGTTTGAAGTAGGCGCGGCTGGTTTTCCTGGCTTAGCTTTATCCTTATCTAGAGAGAATAGGCTAGGTACTTTGTCAAAAGGTTTCTTTTCGTTCATGTTGTCTCCTGTTTAGTAATACTGATTAAGCTATAGCTCCGGAGTCTAACGACGTACCCCTCCATGGAGGATCGTTGTATATAGGGTGCTCGGTTACAGTTATAACATTTAAAGAGTCTTCGTGGTCTGTTCTAACGTACCCTACTGTAAATGTAGTAGAAGACTGTGAAGCCTGAGCGTCTATAGAGCATAAGACCTTTAAAACCATTCCTACAAAAACGCTAGATACAGAGTTAGCCACGTTAGCAGTAGCAGGCAGTTCAAACCTTATCAGACTTCCTACGCCTATATCTGTTCTGTATGGTCCGGTTATAGTACCCTGTCTGCCTTTAAGGACCTCTATGCAGTATATGGATTTAGCTAACGCATCTCTAAAACGAGCTTTGTTTACTGCTTGTTGAGTAGCCGTAGGTTTGTCGCTTTCATTTCCTGCATTTGTTTGCGTAGTTGTTCTAATAGGAGGCTTGTTGCACGCATTATTTGAAAGATCTATTGGACCTGTGTTAGCAACCCATCCTGGAGAGTATTTGTATATAATAGTACCTTTGCATCCCTCAGTCTCGGCTATATACACTCCTCCTGGTTTGTTTAAAGTTATTCCAGTATCTTTATTACCAGGTGCAACGTTTATAGCAGACGCTTGTGAGAACAGAAGAGCCACTCCTCTTATAGTTCTAGGCATGTCTCCCGATATTGAAATGTTCTCTATTTGCTCTGCAGGTATCTCCTTAAAAGGACCAGCGTCGATGCTCACTGACAATGAAGGACAGAACGGCACTACTATGGCGTCAGACACCTTAGGTACTACTGCAAACATATAGTTAGCACTTGAAGATATGATGTTGTCCCAAGCCGTTTGTCCTGCAAGATCTTCCAAAAAGATTTTTGCTAGGTCTTGTTTAATAGCGTTACCTATACTCTGAGCGTCAGCACCAACAAGCCGTATGTTTAGCGTTCCAGACATTCTAGACAAGGCTTTTAAGGCTGCTGCGTTTCTGGAGTCAGCTGCGCATGCGTTTCCAACTTGAACATCTAGTTCTACTAAAGAATCAGAGTTAGCACCTTCAGTTGCTATCTTCTTTATTCCGTTCTCCCATAAGTCTGCAACTATACTGGCTCCGTCGCCTAATTTTTGACTTACGTATGACATCGCTAGCAAAGTGCCTGGCGCTTTTCTAGCTCCTACTTTATTGTTTTGAAGTATGACTGACCTTTGAAGGTCTCCAGCTGTCATAGAGTGAGTAGAGGCGCTTATCATGCTTGAAGCTGTTAAGTCTGATAGCCAGTGTTCAATAGCTAAAGAGAAGGCTATACCGGATGCCGATCTTTGATAACCAAATCCAGTTATATATCCTTCAAACATAAGTGAGTTAATTCCATTAACGTCTGGAGTAAACTCATAGTCTCCTCTAAATTCATCCTCTATTTCATAGGTTGACCATATCTCTATAGGGTGTCTAAACGATGTTATGTTGTCTTCAAGATCATGGGCTGTAGACGGTTTACCGTCATTTACGTTAACACCAGGTACTAAAGATACCGTAGCTGAAGGAATAGAGTTGAGTGCAAACTCAGTTGTCACTCTAGTAACTTCGTACTCTTTTCCGTCTATAACGGCCCAGCATCTTATTTTTCTTTTTGAATAAGGATAATTCACTTAAACACCTGCTAGTTTGATTAGATCTGAGTTATCTAGCTCTATTGCTAGAGCTAAGCTTAGTGCGCCTAGCTTATCAGCTATTAGGTCTGACCTATTCCATAATTCTTTTAAATCTTTACTCCTCGAAAACAATTGCAGCTCTACGTCTGATCCTATAAGGGCTTCACAATCAACTAGAACCTGCCCTATGTCTTTAGCAGGCTTGGCTGCAACCTGAATGCGGTAATGTCCGTCTCCAAGTCCAATCCTTATGTCGTTTCCAAAATCAAAAAAGCTTCCTGATGACTCTAACGTCCTAGTACTATTAATGCACTCGTCTACAGCTATGCACACAGTACCTGTTACAGTAGCGTCTATTATGAACATGGACCGGCCTCTTGCGTCGTTAGCGGTAGGGCTTCCAAAAACATTAAAGTTAGGTTTTGAATCGGTGTTAACACCTTCCACTACAACCTTGCCATAAGAGGTCATATCAGACGCAAACTTCAAAGGCCAATATGTAATGCGGCTGTCCTTAGCAGTGGCTGCCTCGTGTAGTAGGCCGTCATGCCACATAGTAGTTAGTTGTCTTAGTCTGTAGTTTAAATATGCTCTATCAGGGGTCTCACCAAATATAAGCCTGTGAACTGTAGATGTAACTCCCTTTAAAGGCTTCGATTTAAATGATTGGTCTACAAGTTCTTCTCCTGGATACTCAAGACCAGGCCAGTTTGTACCTGATATATTAAGCAGAGCTGTTCTATAATGATTTATCATAACAATCTTATGTCCTTTAACTTTACTTCTTAGGTGGTACTACAGCTAATTGCATGCTGAACTGACCTAACATAAACTGAGGGTCTGTAATTTGCATTTGAAAAGATAGCAAAAACGCTTTTACTGTTAAGGTAGTTCCTATAAGGATAGTCAAAGGATTAGGGTTTTTTACCACATAAGATTGAAAGAATTTGTCGTAAAACGTCTGTAAAGGCAGGGCTCCTGAGTTTCTACCGCATACTAAAGGACTTGTCAAAAAAAGGTAACCACTAAGAGACATGCTACCCATCTTGTCACCAAATGTTGTTAAATATATTGCGTCTCTTAGGGTATACATAAATTGGACGTTAGAGTCTCCAGATATACTTGCTGTGGTTATAATTCCACCTATCTCATCTACACCCCATTTAGATCCATCTACTTCAATAGAAAAAGGGTCATTAGGAATATCTCCATCTCCAGGTTTAGGAGTGGCATCTATAACCATAACTGTTCCTGACGCCGCTGTGAATATACTGGGCATGGTAAAGCTCCTTAGGCTACTGTTTAGAAGAGTTTAGTAACCCACTTATCATTCCTTTAAATATGTCCATCTTGCCTGAGAACACAAGCGGCTGCTTAGAGTCAATAACAGCTACCATTTTTCCAGACTGAAAACTAGGGTCTCCTTCCTTACCTTGTAACATATTTTCTTTCTTTATTTTAGCGTCAGTAGCTCTTACCTTGGCGTTAACTTCTTTGGTTACCAGCTCTCCACCTTCACTTATCATATTAGCTTCAACATAACCCTGAGCCGCAACGCCAGACTTAAGAGCCAACTGCTGCTTATTAAGGTTGGCATCAGGAGTAGAAAGCAGCTTTCTTAGCTCTTTTAGCCTTTCTTGAGGGCTAGCGTTAGTATTAGTCTTACCACTAAGATCGAACGCCTCCCTAGCTGCATATGACAGGCTAGAGCTTACTCTATTGAAGGCCTCCCTTTGATCTCCAGTGGAGACGTCTCCAAATGATTTGCCTTCAAACTTCTTACCGTAAAAAGCCTCCTTAGAAACGTTAAACTCTTCTTGGAAGAATTGCATAGGGCTTTTTGCTTTGCCAACATCCTGTATCATTATGGCTTTAGCCTTATCGATGTTTTCTCTTTGTTTATCACTAAGCTTTGGACCCTCTCCTGAATAGTTTTGTACGCTTAAGTCTGTAAGTAAAGATGTTAGGTGATCAGTCTCGGCTGTACTAAGCTTAGCGTAGCTGTCCTTTCCTAAGACTGCAGCTTTAGCTGATGCATTAAACCCAGCCATCTTTTCTAAAGCAGCCTCCTTATCTTTATCTAATATCTTGCCTTTATTGATGTATTCTTTAATTTTAGCTTGAACTTTTGGATCTTTAAGTTGCTTACGCCTCTCGTCTTCAGTTCTTAGAATAATTGGAAGAGATTTAAAATCCTCTGGACTTAATCCTGACTTTTCTTGAAGCGCTTTATACCTTGCTGTTTCTTCATCAGTAAGTCCTGCCCCTCCTTCGCTCTTAGCCGTTATAGCTTCAAATTCAGCTATATCAGCTTCACTTTTAAACCTACCTTTAAGTAGAAGTTCTCTAGATTTTTTCTTATCTACAAGCTCTTGGTGTCTAGCTTTATCTTTGTCAGTAAATTCTTTGTTCTTAAACTCGTCAAACTGGCCTGGTTTAATATCCTCTTTTTTATAACCTATTCTTAAGTTATCGATGTATTTTCTGTGTCTACTGCCACCTTCCTCGTACTGCTTAAGATTTATAAAGTTGCCTGATTCTACTTCAGCATCAGTAGCTCTTACGGCTTTTCCGTCCTTAATTACAAAAGACTCACCATATTTAATGCCAGCCTGTTCAGCTTTGTTAACGTTGTATAGCTGAGCTAGGTCAGCTTTCTGTTGGTCTTTGTTTTTAGATGTGTATCCAGAAAGCTTAAGTATGTTTCTTATATCTTCAGACTTCTGAGAGTCATCATTAGAAAACATTTGTAGCTCTTGAACTGAGCTATACTTGTTTAAAAGTTGACTTACAGCGTTTTTGTTCTCAGCATCGAACTCTCTTCCAAACTCTTTAGTTAGCTCAACTACCTTAGAGCTAGCAGATTCTCTTTTTTTATCTTCTAGCTTTTTTAGCTCATCTTTATCTCTTTCATTAAACGTACTAGTGGCTTCTTTAATGCTATTATCAAGATCGTAACTTTGTTTCTTTTTACGCTCGTCATCACTCATTGGGCTTGTTCTTGCTACCAGCCTTAAAGCCTCATCTCTATCGGAACCTGTTAGGGTCTTAAACTTAGATTCTTGAGCTCCAGAGTCTTTTATAACCTTAGATATTTCTTCTTTTATTTTGTCTCTTTCTTTAGGAGATTTTTCGTTCGATAGCGCTGCTCTTAGTCTAAGTACCTTGCTACGTTCCTCATCTGTAGGTTCAACTGCAGCAGCCAAGCTGTCTTTCTTTATGTTAAGTTTGTCTAGGCCTGTTGCTTCAATATACTTATCTATGGCTGTGTCGTTGCTTTTCTTAGCAGCCTCTGCTTCAGTAAAGCTCTTGTAAGCTGCTTTTATTGCTTTCTCAGATCCTTCGGTAAGGCTTTCTGAAAGCTTAGTGGCCTTATCTTTAGCAGCGCCAAGGTTCTCTGATTTAATGTCTAATAGTCCTTGAAGCCTCTCAGCCTTTCTTAAATCTTTAGGGTCCTTAGACTCACTAAGAGTTTTTACTTGGGCAGTTAGATTTGCTCTAGCCGTTAAAGCCATTCCAGGAACTGTAGATGACAGTTCTGTCAAAACGTTTATATCGTCTTTATTTTCAGCTTGAAGGTCTTTAAAGTTAAAGTTGACCCTAGACAGGTCTTTATTCATGTACTCCTCTCTAGTCACACCAAGCTCGTTGCTTGAATTAGAAATACGGTTTAGAGCTATAGCCGCCTTATCTCTTATTTCTAATCCCTTCTTGCCTCCTTTCTCTAACAGTCCTCCTTCATTAGTTGTGTATCTGTCTAGGAAGTTTCTAGCCATGTCTAAGCCATAAGCTGCTTCTCCAGGATCAGCATTATTTATTTGTTTATTTATGTCATTAACTTCTTTAAGACCTCCAGTAGCGTTGCTCATGAATCCAGCAGCAGTGAATTCTATTCCAGCCTTTTCAAGTATAGTCTTAAGCTCAGCCTGCTTTGTACCTTTGCCTATTAGGGCTAGTTCTCTAGTGCTCTTTGTCTTAGCTTCATCAGCAGTAACTCCATGCCTATCTTTAAAGCTATTAATGTTTGATCTAGCAGTGGCTTCATAGTCTTTTGAATTCTTTTTAGCTTCGTTAACTATAGAAGCGTAGGTTGAGTCAACTCCGCCTGTGGTTGCTAAATCTGACTTTATAAGTTGATCTTTAAGCTGATTCCTTTCTCCTTCAAGCTGTCTTCGTTTGTCTTCGGTTATTCCTGGCTTGGCCAACTCAGCGTCATTAAGGGCTATAGCGTTGTTTAAGTAGTCGTGCTTAACTTTGTCAGCGTCGTACTCGTTGTAAGCTGTTGACGCCTCTTTAATCTCACGGAACAAAGGTGCAAATCTTTCTTGTACCTTATCTTTTGGTACAAAGTTAAGTACAGCTGCTGCAGCATCTGAAGCGCTAGTTTTACTGTTTGCGTTCCTTACAAAGTCAGTAAGTCTTTGTGTAAGGTCGGTCTTACCAACATCTGCAAGCATAGACTCAAACCCACTCTGCTGCTGAACTTCAGCGCTGCTTATCCTAGCTTCCTCTAACACCCTAGTGCTTAGAGTAGCCTGAGCATCAGGAAGTGATTGGTAACCTGAGGACTTAGCCCACTGAAGTGATGAGTCGGCTATACCGCCTGCTGCTGATGCTAGGAATCTTTCGTCTGATGGTTTATCAAACTTGAATCCCCTCTTTCTAAGACTACTTTCAAGAGATTTCCTAATTGTTACTTCAGGCTTACCTATCTCATCTTTAGGAGCGTTAATTAACGCTTCTGCAGCTTCTTTGTTAATTTCGTTAGCTGTAGCTTGGTCTGTGAAAGCTGACTTTACGTCTTTGCTAACACCTTCCATAGCCTTATCGTCTTTTGAATACCTAGCAAAGTTCATGCTGTTTCTATCGGATAACTCTGTAATAGCTCCAGCATTCTGCATAGGCCTTCCTACGTTTGATCCCATGTTGTACTTAAACATGTACTCTTCGTTAGCTTCTTGAGTTGCTTGTAAGTCTTGAACTAAAGATACAGGCATACCGCTTTTTAAAAGGAATTCACTTACTCCTCCTGGCTGCCTAGACAATTCGCTTAGGGTTTTCTTTATCTTGTTTCCCTTGGCATCTGTAGTTTCATAGACTCCACCAGACGACGGGTTTGTTATAGCTTTGTATACTGATTCTAGTTCTGAGCCTTCGGTAGGCTTAAACTTATATCTATCAACTGCTCTAGCTATGTTAGCTATTTGATTTACCCTAGGGTCCTTTAAGGCTTGAGTGTTAAGCTGCTGTTGAATGTCCATAATTTTGTCAGAAGAGCTAAGACCAAAGGCTGTAACGCCTCCATACATACGCTTAGACGCGTCATTCTCTAGAACTGACTGGTTTGTAGTACCAGGCACGAATACTCTATTTACACCCATCCTGTCAGCCATTCCAGCAGAGGCTCCCATAAGCCTAAACATCTCTGGCATTTCTATGCCGGCTGCCTTAGCTGTGTTAGAGGTATCTCTAACCATCTTTTCAAGTTTGTGAGGTTCCATTCCTTGCATGTTAGCTTGAGTTAAAGTTTCTATAGCTCCTACAAGCTGAGACATTGGAGCATTGCTTTCTCCCATCTCTCCAAACACTTCTTGCATAGCCGCAACAGCCTTTGACATACCTTTAAGTCTTCCAGCTATTTTATCTGCATCAAACTGTCTTAACCTAGCGTCTAAGTCTGGCATGTTAGATACTTCACCTACTGTCTTGTCAAGCTGCTCAGCTATTTTACGAATACCCTCTCCTCTGCCGCCGCTATTAGGCATAGCTCCTCTACGTTGAAGCTCGTCGTATAGTGCGCCTGTTTTACCTGCTGTAAGCCCATTCATCTGAGACACTTCAGCTCTATCGCCGTACAACCTTTCGTACACATTCTTGCTCAGCTCTCCTACAGAGTTGGCGCTCATTCCTCGCCTTCCTGTAACTGGGTCGGTGGCGTACCTTGCACCCTTGAACATGTTCTGAGCCATAACAGTGGCAGAACCTCTAGTACCGTTAAGACTGTCTACAAAGTCAGGAGCAAACTGCGCAGCCATAGGCATAAAGCCGCTGATAGTCTCAGCCAGCTGGTTGGCTGACTCACGCTCACGGGCTCCAAACCTTTGTCCTGTAAGCGCTGCTGTTCCTTGGATCATTTTAAAGATGGAGCCTTTGTCTACCTGAGACGCGTTGCCCATAGCTATGGACTGTCCCCTTAAAGCATCACCCATTCTCATTTGGCTATATAGATTACCTCCAGCCGAGAACTGAGCAGGCATGTATTTGTTGCCTATAAAGCTGGTTAGTAATGGCTGCATTATGGTATTGAGCATAAGGCTCATACCTGGGTCTTGTGTTCCTATTAAGCTTGCTATGTTAAAAGAGTCACCTATAGCTCCTAGTTTTCTTCCTTGGGCTATAGGAGGCTGCGCTATATTCTGAGCAAACGTATTAGGTACAGGTGCGAACTCAGCGTACTGAGAAGCGTAGTTAGGTGTGTTGTAGGCCAAGTCTATAACCCTCCTGGCTAGTTACTTAGTCTTCTTAGGATCTAACCACGGCATAGAAGCGTCTGAATAGTCTTGCACCAAGTTTCCTATGGTATCCCAAGCTTCATTGAACAAATCAGCAGTACCGTAGCCCAAGGCACCAGTATACCTTAAAATTGCAAGTTTAACCACTTCTGCAGATTTATTTGCAGTGTAAGACTTGGCAAGCCATTTTAGCTTGAGCTGCCACTTGCGATCGAGAAGGTTAGCGTCTTTGAAGTCGACGATTCCTTTGGCGGCCATCTCTATTAATACAGAGTTTACTCGATCGCTTTCCAAAAAGTCGGAGACTCGGCCATTACCTGTAGCTTGTCACATAGAGACTGAAACTCGAAGTACGCATGCCCTATAATCGACCTTGTGCTTTCTAGTGGTAGGTAGTTGTCAAGAACGTGATTCAAAAATGGAACCAGCTTGTTTTGAAGCTTTATAGGTCCTGAGTCAGGCATCTCGATTTCTGCTTCTTCTAATGAAGGAATACTAACCCTGCCGTAATCTACAGACTCTATGCTGTCTAAAGACATCACCATTCTATAGGCTTGAAGGTTTCTCCAGTAGAAGTCGGTACCGCCAATAATCCTGCTGTTATAGTCCAGCTGTCCGTCTATTACTATCTGCCGGTAAGCTATGTCAGCTTCCTTAGTGGTTATAGCTTTAAACACAACCTTGTACTTACCATCAAACATTTCATATGATTTCTTAAACCTTATACTTCCTAAAATAGATTGAACAAAATCAAACTTATCTTCAGGAGTTACGTCAGTTAAGTCTTCTCTCTTAAGGTCCCACCCGCAGTGAGGGCAGTTAGGCATTAAGCTAATAGCAGACGGCTGGTATTCCTGAGCTGGAGCAGTGTATTCCACGTGAGGTCTTGGCTCCTCTTTATAAGTCTGAGGCCTAGAAGCTTCAGCTGCAGGTGATGCTATGTCATTTATGAATGATAAGTTGTTTTCTTTGTATACTGGCTTGGCTGCTTCAGGTTTAGTGGAGACGTCTCCACTAATAACAACAGGTTCTTCTTTTTTAACTATCTCCTCTTTTTTAACAGGCTCAGGCTCATTAGGCTTAAGGTGGTCTGGTAAAATTGGAGGTTTGAATGGGTTAGCCTTATCTACTGACCTCTTAAAAGCATCATCATGCATCTTTTTTAACGAGTCGTATCTTTCCTTGTCAGACACTATCTCGTTTAGAAGCGCCATACCCTCTTCTATTTGCCTTCTTTGCTGAGCTGAAACTTTATCAAGAGAAACAGGAGTTTTAACTTTTTGAAGTAGGTTTCTATAGGCCGCCATATCCTGCTCAGATGCCTCTTCCTCTACTGCAGGTTTGACTTCTTCTTTTTCAGGCTTAGTTGGTGATACCTCTTCTATTGCTTTTTGAAGCTCTTCAAGCTTTCCTTCTTTTTGAAGCATTAAAGCTTTTATTTCAAAATCCGTAAGAGAAGACAGCTTAGCCTTACCAGCTAGCGGTGGGTCTTTCTCATTCTCACTCATAGCATCCCCAGTCCTTTAGTTAGCCTATGATCTTGTAAAAGCCATCAGGAACGTTTCTGATCTCCGTCCCAGGGTTCTTGTTATCCTCTATTTCGTAATTTGGAACAAGGTCATAAAACTTCAAATCAACCCATCTTAATGCGGTTGGGTCTATCCACGCTCCATACCCAGGCCAAGGGTATGTCAAAGATCCAAGATAAGGTACAGGCTTTTCGAGCCAGCCTTGAGCACTTCCTCCAAGAAGCCTATCTCTTTGCTGCCACCTGCTCTCGTATATTCTGAATCCGTCTGCTTTGTATCCGCTTGTAGAATCGAAGTAAAACGCCACCTTTCCCCATCCGCCGCTAGGATTAGCATCGCCTATTCTTCCAGCTTCCCTAAACGGAAGGTTTATCGCATTCTCATACGCATCAGCTCCCATGTTTACAACCTTATCTTCTGCTTCCCTTATCTTTTCAAGTTCTTCATCTGCTTTTTGAGCTGCAGTCTGTCCGTTACCTACGTCTTGGCTTAAGTCGCCTACAAAACCGCTATAGTCCTTAGCTAGTGCTGTGGCTATATGGCCTGTAGTAGATATGAAGTGGTTTCTGCAAGCCATGTATCCAAGGCATGCCATTGTACCTGTAGAGTAAGTTGGAGACCCTAGTAAAGTGCTTTGATTACTAAAGACATTTGAACCTGAGTAATTTCCGTCTGAACCAAAGAAATCGTACCTAGATTCTGTCATAAAGTTAGCGGTTACTCTAGCTGACAGAACTATATCCCCAGCCGCATTACCTCCTGCATCTATAACTATGTTGCTGGACGCGCCGCTAGACCCAGACCTTATGTAAACCTCCATCTCTGCTAGTGTGCTCACCTGACCTGCTGATTTTAAAACTATACCCTGCTGGCTAGGACACTTGTTCTCTATAAGCAATTTACCTTCTGACTTGCCGTTACCTGCTAGCATGAAGAGGTCTTTTTCAGCTTTAATTCTTACGTCTGCATCGCTAGAAGATATATCAACTGAATGCTTGGATCTTAGACAAGTTGATCTACCAACAAGAGATACTAGATTCCTCCCTGGTCTAAGCTGAATATCTCCAGGACAGCTCAACTCTATCGAGCCTCCTACCATCCTTATCTCTTCACCGTTAGGTCCAGCTATTACGATAGTACCGTCAGGTAATATCTTAAAATAAGACATTAGCTTGTTATACTTAGCTTTGTATCTGTGATCTACCGTTTTTGTAACTGTACTGGCAGGGTCTATGTACCACTGGCCAGACAACTGTCCGTATGATGGGCTCTCTTCTTTCTCTGGAGGCTCAATTTTATTAAAGTCATTTTCATGGTACTTAAATGGATGCTCGTTTCTCCATGCAAACGCGTACGCTGTGTCGTCATCAGCGCACAAAGATCTTCCTGGATATGACTCAGCGTCTATGGGCGTGTCAGAAAGTCGGTGGTCTTTTCCTGACCCAGATAGCCCTGAAAACTTATAGTTCTGTCTAGTATCGCCTTCCAGTTCGTTTTCTATTCTAGCTTTTCTAACTGGCGGCTTGTATAGCGGAGAGTGCGCTATAGTTATTCCTTGAGATGACCTAATGTGATAGTTACCGTCTAGTGAAAGGTGTTGCTCCCACACTGACTCTCCGGTAGCTCCTCCTAGCTTGTTAACTCCTGACGCTCCGTCAGGTGGTAGCCTTAAAGTAGTTCTAAATCCTTGACCAAGGTATCCTGTGTACGTCTGTAGTCTATAGTAGGGAACTTGATCATCCTTTTCCTCTGAGCTTACTATGTCAGCAGCTCCTAGATAAGGCCTGTCAACCTGCTCGTCTCTAGCTGATATAGTCTTTGAAGATGGAGTACCTAAATCAAACGCTCCTACGCCTTCCCAAGAGTAAGGAGTAGTGCCTACGTACCCTACAGCTTCTCCGTTATCGTCAAAATGCTCTTGCTCGTAGCTGCCTGCACGTATTTGAATGTTATGACCTTGCATTCTTGCTAGCTGGTCGAAGTGGAACGACCAGAAGCCGCAGTTTTCATCTGCTTTGATAAATGCCATGAATGGGTCTATAAACACTGAGGTTCCTGTCTCGCACACCCAGCCCCTCTCACCTACTAGAGTAGAATCAAGCGGAGCTCCATTTGAAAAGTTTACAAGGAACTCAGGATCTATAGCTGACATAAGAGTATTGGTTGATTCTGAAGACACTGAATGGCCAGAAGCCATAGTGATGGTCTCTGCAAGCACATCAGCCACGTCATTCATTATTTCAGGGTCTGAACCTAATATTGTGCCACAAGCGGTGTTGTCGTTGCTTATGAAGTAAACTTTAGTGTGAGGCTGCAAAGATCCTATTCTTCTAGCCCCCAAAGGAGACTGAGACGAATCAGAAATAAGGCTGCACATTAGCGGAGCACCACCGTCGAAGGCTATAACTTTATAGCATCCCCAAAAAGGCAACGCCTCTGCTATTACACCACACCTAACTAGACTTGTATGAGATAGGTCTAGTTTGTGTGAAGTCCCTGTAGAGTATATATCGCTGTCGTTTTTAGACGGCCTAGACAAAGGGTTTGTAGACCCAATATAGGCTGATGTGTTACCTATAGAGCTTTCAACGTTGCTTATGAATTTATCAAAAAACACACCAAAGTTATTTTCGTTTGAAGATTCAGCCATTGTAGGTATCCAATCATAAAAAAGAACTGCCGTACGCCCCTATTGTGAGGTGTACGGCAGTTATTTTCAATAGCACTAAACGTATAGACTACTTGTACTCATACTCTAGGTCTGTCATAATTCCTTGAATCTGGGAGTTAATAAGATTATCTTGAGCGGCTATGGAGAATCCTACACTTGAAAGAAGTACTCCAGTTAGATTAAGAGTTAGGTCACCTGTGCCAACCCCAGTTCCGGCTGCGAGTTCTGGGGGATTATCAACATCGCAGAATGCGCCAGGAATCAGTAATGTAAGTCTTCTATCTCCAGTACAAGGATTAGCTAAGGATGTAACTTGGTCTAATGCAGCCGACCCAAATCCTAAAATTTGAGTAGCGCTAAACGTACCATTAGCCTTACCAACAACATAATATCTATTGTTAGAGCCGACTTCAAAAAGAGGCTGTATAGGCTGTTGATGTGAAACCTGAAGGTTCTGTATTAGAGTAAGAGGGCCGCCACCAAAGCTTAAGGACGTCCCTAGGGTAGTCCTAAAAGCTCCCCTGTATACTCCTTGAGAGTCTTTTCCAAATATTGATGCCATGGCTACTTACCTTCCGTGTTGTTATGGGTTAATGTTAGCGTCAGTGTATTCCAAGTCTACCATAATACCGCTTACATTAGAGTTGATAAGGTTGTCCTGTGATGCCACAGTAAACCCTACCTGTTGAACCAAAACCCCTCTTAAAGAAAGGCTAAGGCTGCCACCAGTCTTACCATCTACGGTACAGTAAGAGTTAGGAATAAGGAGATTAAGTTGACGATTACCTACGCAAGGGTTAGCAAGCTCAGTAATGCCGTTTAAAGCTTCGTTGCCGAAGCCAAGGACTTGGCCGATGGTAAAAGTACCACCGGCTTTGCCTACTACATAGAATCGCTTGTTAGAGCCAACTTCGAAAAGAGGCTGTACAGGCTGTTGATGTGAAACCTGAAGGTTCTGTACCAAGGTAAGGTCCTTGCCTGCAAACTTTAAAGCAGTCCCGGCAGTTGTCCTAAACGCGCCTTGATAATTAGCTGCAGAGTTTTCGCCAAATATTGAAGCCATTATAGTTTCTCCTATTTACCTGTTTATGCCTTAACTTAGACAATTAGCCTAATGTTTACACAACTAGCTTAAGCTCGATGTTGTTAAGTGGGTAAGGTACAGTCAGGTTTACTACAACAACAATGTGGTCTTTAAGGACGGCATGTTGGCGAAGTTCTGATACAACGTAGTCAATAAGCTGAGGCCCAATGCTGGTAGTGCCTGTGTCTGACTTAAAGCCATCTCCAATACCCTTAAGGGTAATAGAAATACTTGACAGAGTGCTAGCTGTAACATTGGTGCGTCCGATGTAAGGAACAAGTCCTCTTCGGAAAGCATAGCTCATGTTGTCGACGTTAGTACGAACTTGTTCTTCACGACGGTTTAAGTCAGTGTTGTTAGTTGTAACTGCATGTCGATTGATGAAGCTGCCATCCTCTGCTTTGATAATAATCCAACCGCCGTCTCCAGCAATTGAATTAAGTTGAGCAGTGTTAAAGCCGTTGATAGCGTCTCCAACGTAGTCTACACCAGACACAGATACGCTGGTAAGACCTTGATGAGGATTAACACCAGATCGCAAACCTGCGATAGCTGCTGCCAAGAAGTAGCTAGGCTGATTTGTGTAACCGCTTAAAGTTACATTATTGTTTGCAATCGCTACTACTCTAGTTGAAGAGTACTTGCCAGCTGCATTACCAATTGCATCAGAATACTCGGTATTATTTAGATTTCTCCAAATTTCAACCTTTTGTGCAATAGCTACTGGAGCTGCAGGGCCAGCTTTAAGCCTAATAGTATTTTCAGAGATAACAGCCTCTACAGTATAGGATGTGTATCCAATACGGCCAAAGCCGTCAGTAATGTAGAAGTAGCGAACAGTATCTCCAGCCCTTACTTTGTTAGTAAGGAACTTAGCGTTGTTAGCTGGAACGCTTAAACGGGTATACTGAGTACCTGAAGTGAAAGGATCGTCCGATATGGTTGCAAGCACTTCAGCACCGTCTGAAGACTTAGCTGCGCTTACAATAGGCGATAGCCTAGACTCATCAAGACCTACAACTACAGCTCTCCAACGCCCTACTTCTGCTCCAGACTGGTCTTCAGCGTGAGCTTTGTAAGCGTCGATAACTACTTGCTCAAAGGTAAGTGGTACAAGGTTGTAAAGATCTTCACGATCTCCAACTACATCTAGTACGTTTAACCAGTCAGCAGTAACTGCTGGGTTAGACACTGCGGTGAAACGCACGTCTTGTCCGTTACAGTTCTGAAGAGCCATGAACACGCCCCAACACAAAGGATTGTCTGGGTGAAGTGTTCCAAGAAGTGACACAATGTCGCCTGGATCATTAATGGTGCCAAAGTCACCTACATACCGTTGAAGCCAAGCCCTGTACTCTACATACAAGTCGCCGCTTTCGATAGGAAGAGCAGTCTTAACACCGTCTACTGTCCATTCTGAATCAAATACAGTTACGTTTTCTTTTACAATAAGTTCTGTAGCGCTTGCGCTATAATTAACGTTAGGTGCGCTTTCTTCCTTGTTAATAGTAACAAGTGCGTTGCGTACAAGATAAAGCTTAAGGTCTAAATCTGCAGCACTTTGGATTTGTGTAGGAAGGTCGTCTTCAAGAACTAAAGTCCTTAAGTAACCAGAGACTACAGCTGTAACTGCAATGTAGTACTTGTCGCCCTTGCAAAGCCCTGTACTTGAGAAGGATACAGTAATAGCTTGATTACCTACGTTAAAGGCAGTTCCAGACGCGTTTACAACTACTGGTGCACTAAAGTCTACACCATTTGTAGTAGATACTGAGATTTCTGGTGATGAAGCGAAGGCCCCACCTTTAGTAACTTCTACAATATAGGTAGTGTCACTAGTTCCAGTGTATGTGCCACCTGAGGTAGCTACTGCAGGCGTGAACGCCTGTATTACATGTATTCTCCACTTGTGACCTACAACCAAGTCGTAGTCGCTTACAGATGTAGTGTCTGCTGCGGATGAAGCAGAGGCAGTACCGTTGATATCAAATTCTAAATTTAAACCCCTAGTTCCGATGGCTGTGAATCCACCTGCAGCTACTGGAGTTACAGATGCTACGTTGTCTAAGCCAGAGCTGGTAGTAACGCGAATCCTACCAGTAGTAAGATCTCCGTTTCTTGAGCTTTGGATTACTTCAACAGTGTAGTATTCATCGATTGCGCCGTCTTCTCGGCCATCGTACTGAGAAGCATTAGCCGTTACTGTAATAGAGTTCTTAACAGTGCTTAAGTCATCTACAGAAGTTGCAAGCGATTGACTTGTCTTATTAGTAGCAGCTGCAGTTGCTGCAGCTCTAGTGGCTGCTACGTCGTCACCAATGAATCCTGAGATTCTGGTTTCTAGTTCGTAGGTAGTTCCTGAAGCAACGCCTCGGACATAAACAGCGTCACCAACTCGTGCGCCTCTGTCATAAAGCTCTGCAGACTTAGGGTAGCTTGTACCGTTGCTTGCAAAGGCTATGCCTGTTGCTTTAATTCTATTAGGGTGGGATGCCACGGTAGTAACCGTGCCACCTACGCCTGCGTCATTTTGATAATACCTAAGCTTTGCGTTGTCTACGTACAGCTTAACAAAGGTGGTATCTACAATAGACCCTGAGGAAAGGCCTGGCCAAGAGAAAGAAGTGTCAGATAGGTAGTCGTAGCCACCTAAATAGGTTAATTGTTTTTCTTCTGGTACGTTGTACCTGAAGAGCTCAGCATGTCCGCCGCTGATATGGGAGTTTAGGGCTCCAGCTGTTGCAACTGGTGCAATGCGGAATTCTTGGAAAACTGTAACTTGCGGCAGAACGTACGCCATGATAATCGGCCTCCATGCCTGTTTAGTTCGCCCCGTCTTAGGGCAGGTAAGAAGATAAATTAACCCTCTTTAGAATCGGCCCCTGCTGGGCTACTGTCCAAACCTCTTGTCCAGTGTACTGTATTACTATAGGAGCTGCATAGTTCTCTTTTGCTTCTTCTAGCTGAAAAAGTTCTCCAAGCTCCACTGCTTCAAATTTAACCAAATTAAGAATATTTGCAATAACTAATCCGTAGGTATTTAAATCTTTAAAAACTTCTCCTGCAATTATCTCAGATTGAACTCCTGAATTAGATATACAGAATAACGTGTGAGAGCCTGCCATAAGCCTTCCATAACGCTGAGATCCTAAATATGAGTCGACTGTACCTACGCTGTCATTTAATACTAATCTGCTTGAAGTCCAGTTTCCTCTTTTAATAATTATTGCAGGTCTTTTTTCTGTAGCCTCAGGTTTCCATCTAGTTATAGACTCAATTAATATTCCTGTTGGCTGAGTAGCTTTCCACAAAAGACCCCTAAGAACTTCAGTTTCTATATTATTAGCATCTGCAAATCTATTAGTAAGCCAGTCTCTCAAGAACCCTGTTACTACGTGAGGCATCATTCCTAACGCGCATAGGTTATTTCCTGTATCAAATGCTGGGCTTGGGTCGCTCATTACTTATTGCCTTTATTCATAAAACTAAAGTCAGGCTGCTTGTACGGTGTTGGCTGGATCATAGGTGGAAGCTCATTCTTTTTAGTGGAGACGTTTCCACTGAGCATCTTTACATGTGATGCAATCTTATCAAAGCTAGACTCATGACCAAACAATGAGTTTGATTCCATCATTCTAGGAGCTCTTTTTTCCATCATATACCATTCTCCTGTATAGTGTAAACAACATCAGAAAACGGTGCCATTCTAAGATTAATTGCAGCCACGATATTGTACCCCCTTATGGTAATCAATTCCGTGTACTCATGCACTATGTATCTTCTTCCGCTGCCCTTATCCCAGATTACATCTTGGCTGCTAAGAACGGCATCGCTTATTATTCTGCAGTTTTGAGTAGCTGCTTGGCTTGAAGTTCCAACCTTTTGATCATCTTGTTTTTCAACTTCATTAGAAACCTGCATATCTACAAGTATAGGTACAGCGGCGTAATAACCAGCAACTAGGCCTGTGCCTAGACACACTTGGCAGCTGCCATCAATAGGTTCATCCGTAAGAGGGTCGGCGCACCTAGTGCATTTTGTACCGATACGTTTTCTTTTAAATAAAACAGCGTCCGGAACAGAAACGAACCGCTTCATTCTAAGTGTTTCTTTTCTAAGTATTTCTCTAACTATTCTCCAAGTTCTGTAGTCAACTCCTGAATCAGCTGAGATTACTGGTGAATAGTATGTACCTGAGTAAGTTACTAATTTTACTCTATAGAACCAATCTAGCTCTTTACCAAAAATCCTAGCCTCGTCGTCTACAAGAAACCAAGTATTAACAGCTGGTAGCCCTATTGATATAAAGTTAGCTGTTGTTGCAGACGAGCTTGAGCCTTGTAGTGTGAATGTGTAAGGGCCCCTATCAGTGAACAGGTGGTTAAGTTCCCATTCAACTACGGTACCTCCTGATGGAGCAAACCTTATTGAAGTCCTTTCAAACGGCTCTATTCCTTCAATAGGCATGGTCGATTCCTCACCTTATTAAAGTGGTCTTCGCAATCCTTAACTACATTAGTATTCCAAGACAGGTAAGAATGAAGGTGGCCAAAAACAAAGTGGCAGTTACTAGGCTTAGAGCACAGAACGATAAAGTTATCATCGTCAAGCTCCTTAGTTGGATCTACTTGTACTGGTATTTTATGATGCACAACAAGGTTTTTAGATGCTCCACAAGCTGCGCACTTCTTACCCTTTATAAAGTTATCACGTTTGGCTGGCCACTTACCTGACCTGACGCCTAGAATCCAGCTAAGTGTGTCTAGAGTAGCTATGCCTACTGATTTTAAAGTTATCACCTGTACCTTCCAAACCCATCATAGGTAGAGCCAAAAGAGCCATCCCAGGCTTCTTTGTTGATCTGAATCTTTGTCATCTTTACCCACTTGAGATAATCTTGAAGCATCCTGTCGCCTATAGTCTCGTACTCTTGCGATTTGTTCTTGTCGTCTATAGCTAAACCGCCTGCAGTATAGTTTAATTGGTTTCTTCTGTAGTGCTTTGCAGCTGCTAAGTAAAGCTCACCCATGATACCGTTAAGCATTACAGATGGTTTTGGAAAGTTCTTAGTGCTGAACGTAACTCTAACCCTAGGCTGCATTGTATTCCAATGCTGAACGCAAAGTATCATTGCTTCGCATATCTCAGGAAGGTCGAACTCTAAGGTATTTAGAAGTGGATTGTCCTCTGGGGAACTATCCCTGAGATACAACCTTACTTCGTTTATGGATGGAAGACCCCTGCCGTTGTCGCTTCCAGAAGATGAGAACTGGCTTTTTTCTACAACTAGATAAAACTGCGATGAATGAATTAGCTCACTTGAGGCTGACATTACTCCCCAGTTAGCTTGAAATATTCCATTTAGATCAGTTGCGGTTACTGGAATCTTGGCTCTTACAACGCCGGCTGCAGCGTTTACAAAAACACCTTCTATATCTACTACTGGAATTACAGAATTAGTGTCGAATACTTCTCTGGCTTTAAGTAGCACTTTACCTTGAAGCGCAGAGCTGCTTGAAGAACTTACAGAGCTTGAATAGTTCTCAAATCCGCATGACTCGAAGTTTATAGGTCTACCTTCTAAGTCTCTAAGAACCATTTCTATTACTGGCGCCATACCTTGTGATGTAACCAGTGCCTGTGTTTTACTTAGTATAGGCCTTCCGTCAACCCTAGTAATGCTTGGGCGTAGTACTAACTGATCTGAGCACTCAATGATTGACGGGTCCATGTCATCCTCCAAATGCCCTATATTTTACATACGCCTGGCTGGTGTTGTCCTTTCAAAGCGCATAAGTCAGCGTAAACATATAGGATATTGTTGTTCTTGTGGAACTCCGAGGGTGCCTCTGTCCATATCCTTGCTGCTTGAAATCTACAGGTTATCTCAGGCACATACTTGGAGTAGTTCCTATCAGTATAGTACCAAAAAGAGTTCTGATTGATATAGTTAATGTGAGTGGGATCTTGGTAAGCCCCTCTACCATCAGAGCTAGGAGTTCCAGATATAATGAAGCCGCCTGGAGCAAGAACTCTGTAAAAGTCGTTCATACACCAGACAAACTTATCTCTAGGCAAGTGCTCAAAGAAATCGAATGCTCTAAGAATGCCGACAGAGTTATCAGCAAATGGAAGAGGAGACTCACCTACTCTATGAATGATATGAGCGTTCTTTACGTCTAAGCTCTTAAAGTTCTTAGGTGAGTTGAAGCCACCACCTAAGTCTATCATCTCTAGATTTTCTCTTCTGCACCACTCACCGCACAGCTTATGCAAGTATCTGTTGTAAGTGTTGTTCTGAATACGTGCTATGTCTGGACCCTTCTTTATAAAAGAGTTAGACTTCTTTGGGTCTAATACCCTTCTATACAGGTACAAGCAGTCTTCGTGGTAGATAAACTTAGACCCTGACATGTAAGTTCTGCACACTAGGTCATGATCGTCTCCTACATCCATGCTGGCGTCGTGGCCTCCAGCTGCGTAGTATACATCTCTGTGCCATGCCCTTACGTGGTTAGGAGCGTAGTAGATCTGGCCTATTGTGCTTGGAGTATGTGGAAAGCATTTATGGGCTACGTATTTTGCACCGTCATATTCAAAGTCGTAGGTCTTCCAACCGTACATGTTGTTATAGATCTCTGCAGATCCATTTGGAAAGAAGCTAGCAAAGTCAGAGTAATGGAAGGCTGGACCCTGCTTCTCATGTTCCTCAGCCAGCCTCTGTAAAGCCCAAGGAACCAAGAAGTCGTCATGGTCTAGTTCTACGTAGATGTCGCCTGTGGCTTGTGAGCAAGCAAAGTTCTTAAGAGCTCCTATTTTGCTTTCAGCACTAGGTCTTATAATTACTTTGGGGTCATTAAATATGTCTGTTGGTATTACTGGAGCAGGAGATCCGTTCGGTACTATAATCCATTCCCACTCTGTATGGGTCTGTTTCTTCAAGCTTTCATAACATTCGTGTAGCCAAGTCGGGTCGTTAGTTGGTGTAAATATGCTAAACTTGATCACAAAGTCCTTCTTTCTTATTCGTAATGGGTTACAGCCACGCCCATAGAATAGCGAGTATTGAATTCAATTTCCAGTGGTATTAAATAAAAAAAGCCCTGGACTAATCCAGGGCTTTAGTTTTTTTATTAATACAATTAAATGGAGCTTGAGTAAGCTATACCGCAAGGATTAGCAGTGCTTATAACATTGTTAGCTACTTTAATCGTCTTAGTTACGTCAAGTGTTTCGTCGTAAAAAAGAGGAGAAGGAGTGCTTACAACAACAATGTCTCCTGACTTGACTGCAGTAATAAAGGCTTCTCTCTTCCTTTTGGAAGTGATTGCCTGAAGAAGCCCAGTCGGAGATCCGAAGAAGGTATACTCATCGCCGGCTACCAGCCTCTTCCCATGAGGAGGAAGAAAGCCAAAGACAGCGGTCTTTCCAGACATGTTTCTTACCTTAGTTTCTAAGCAAGTAGAGTCAGCCATTGTAACCTCCTAGATTACTATTATTAAGCAGAGATCTGTTTAGCAATTGCTCCGTGATAGGTAAGCACTGCATCTACTAGATCAGGCCTTGCAGCTAGTTCATAAGATGCTTGCTTTACAGCAGAGCTAATGCCGTTATTGTTATTATTAGTTCCTGTTACCAAACCATTAAGCTGGTTATTAGCTAGCTTAAGCAGATTAGTTTGGTTGGAAGCACTTTTAACGCTCTGTTGAGCGCTAGCTTCGCCAAGCCTTGCGGCCATTTCAAGAAGACTGGAAACTTCTTCATCGTTCTGTGGAACAATGTTAAAGTCGTTAGCCAACTTTTCAAGGAACACAGGGATAAACACCTCACGAACTAATGTAGCGTGAGCTGTTTGAGCTTGGTTGAGTTCTTCATTTGTAAGATTAGACATTGTCACTCTCCAAACCTAAATTTAAAAGGGGCTGCCGTTAAGCAGCCCCAGAACAATTACGCAAAGTCAACACGGGCAACTGCGTTGGTATTGCCGATGGCACCACCAAGAGTTTCATAGGCAAAGAATTCTAACATGTAGGCCTTTCGGTCCACATAAAGAGTTGTATCTTCAAGAATGAACGACTTGCCCAGGAACTTAGGATCAGCGAACATAAACACGCTGTCAGTAGGAACCAAGTCCTGCTTGATGGAGATGATCCAACGAGCATTCATGAAGTTCTGTTCCGACCAGCCGTTTTTGAATACGTCCTGACTGAAGTCACCACCCATTTCCTCACGACCGAATTTCATCAGTTCGCGAATGGTAAGGTTGTTGACCAAGCAGGTACCTACTTCAAGTCGACTGATAGTTCTTGGAAGAATCTTGAAAGAGTCTTGCAAGGTGTCGCGGGTGATACCACCGTAGATGGTTTCCCACTGCACTAAGCCTGACTGAGTTACAGTAGTATCTGCAGCTCCGCCCATGGCAGCATTACAAGCAGCAATGAATTTACGATCTTCTTCCGCTAACATATCCTTAATGGCATTATCCGAGAGGATCTGCCTGATATCCATGCGGTAAGTACGAAGTTCATCTACGTCCTTTGTGAATCGTGGGGTCACGATACGGTCAAAGGTTACTCGGTATTTCTGTCCACGAACATAAAGGTTCATAGGAAGAGTATTGAAAGGAATCGAGATTGCTGCTGGAGAATCAGGTTCACGTTCAATAATCTTTACAGGCTTATCAGTGTCGACTTGTTGATCAAGGTCGTCATTGCTGACCTGTACTGGTGGAAGAATTCTTCGGTAGAAGCCTTCTTCACGCATCCTGTACCTGGTGTAGTCGACCACTGCATCGAGTGCTCGCTTTTCCATTCCAGGAGTTTCAAGGTAGCTAAGGAACGTTTCGTTCGTCAGCTTAGTTTCATTATCGTAAGCCATGGTAACTATCCTCCTGTTTAGTAGCCGGTTTTGCCTGGTTTGTAGGTGGGCCAGAACGCTAATACGTTATTGCGATCTGACTGGCGTTTACGAACGCCTCGAGAAACAACACCTACTACAGCGGTAGGATTAGTACTGCTGCTAAGAGCCGAAGAGTTTTCTAAGGTAACAACACTAGCGTTAGTCAAAAGACCACCATCAGTGCTGCTGTTAGAGCTGCTCTTGCATCGAAGAAAATCATTAGGAGCATAGGTACGAGCTGTATCAAACTCAGTAGTCTCAAGCTCATAAGAGCCTTTAGCTACTAAACCAGTGATAACACCTGTTGGCCCGATAGGGTACCAAGTGGTTCCACCAGTGTTAGAGACATCGTTGTCATCGCTGTTTTGAAGAATGAAGATCGGCATCTGACTGCCGGTACAGCCGAGTTCAAACTCGCCTGTTGCATTAAGATGAACGCATCTTCCAGCGTACACAGTCGTTACAGTTACATTACTTGACAGCTTGGCCGTGTAGTCCAGAGCTGCCATATGAAACCAACCCTTGATCGCATCAAGAGTGTGGTCAAACATCTGACGTGGCGTTGCCATTATATAGACCTCCGTGTCTGTTAAGGCTACCGACCTGAGGAGCGCGAGTTAAATAAACCAGTACTTAGAGACCTAAGTGCTGGCGAAAACGACGATCAGACTCACGCTCAGAAGTAGTCCGTCGTCCCACATAAGGATCATTAAGAGAATCATAACTGCTAGCTTGCTTTTCGGTTTTACCCAAAGCTTTTGGCTTAACAGTGCGGTTAACGTCGGCGGCCTTAATGAGGATCTCAAGGGCCTTAGCATGATTCGTTAAAGCTGATGCAGCCTTCTCACGATCAGCTGGATCAATTCTTTCAAATTGAATAAGAGCATCAACAGCCTTAGGTAAAAGGTCGTTAATACGGTCATCAGCTGCTCGCTTTTCGTTAAGTCGCTTTTCAGCAACGTCTAGAGCGGCTTCTACACATTGAATGTAATCAACTGTTTTTTCTACAAAGTTAGACATTAAAGTTATCTCCAATATTATCCAATTATGTCACGAACACACAGTTTAATTTGGTCACGCAAGTTTCTTTGCTGAGCAGTCTTAGCTTCCGTAAACTTGAACTTACCTGCTTTACGGTAGTGCTGAGCATACTTAACCAAGTTAACTAGATCTTTTGTGACTGCCTTATTAGCAGAAGCCATTTTGGCAGCTTCAGGAGGCATACCACCCATCATCGCTGGGTCCATAGGAGGAGCACCACCGGCCATAGCAGGATCCATTGGAGGAGCGCCACCTTCAGCAGGAGCGCCGCCACCTTGAATCATCGCAAGGAGCTCAGCGGGGTCGATGCCTTGTTCTTGAAGAGCCATAAGAAGTTCTTGAGCCGCGTCGTCAGGGCTGGCGCCACCTTCTGGTGCAGCGCCCTCTCCAGCCATTTGCGACATCATTGAAGGGTCTACATCCATTCCGCCTTCGGATTCTTCTGCAGCCTCTTCTTCGCCTGATTCTTCGGACTCGTGCTCAGGACCAGCAGCTTCACCTTCAGCAGCTTTTACAAACTCTGTAAGGTAGCTGCCAACCATTGCTGCTTTTTCGAGGCCATCAAAGATGGTAGATTCGATTGAGCCTGCAACAGCTTCCTGGGCTTGTTTAACAATTTCAGCATGCTGCTCATTAGACAAGGAAGCAGCTGCTTCTCCTGCTGCTGCAGCTTTGCTTGTTTCTTCTTCTTTTTTATCGGAAGGATTGTCTTTTTTCTTTTGCTTCATCTTTTCTAGAATAAAAGGGGGCATCTTACTTTCTGCCTCCTTATTATTGTGATGAGCTGCAATATCAGCAAGAAGGTCATTAGCCTTCTTTTCTGTAAGAGCTCTGAGTGCGCTGAAGTTCATAGAGCTGTACTTCTCGCCTTCGCTAGCCTTAGCTGGGTGAGTTGTGCCTGGATCTTCTTTATCACCCTTGTAGTTGTCTTCGTTAGAAGGGTCTTCACCAGTAGAGGTGCTGGTGATGCCTACATTGAGTTGTTGATCTTCTTGCGAAGGAGAGTTATCACTAGCGGAGTCTACTCCACCGGTAGAAATTGTCTTCTTTACATCAGATGTGTTTTCTTGCGAACGTTGTCCTTCGCTGGCAGGCTGAGTGCTATCCTCTACGTCTTTGCTAGGATGACTAGTTGCGCCGCCTTGGCTGCCTGGTTCGGTGTTGGCAGCTGCTCTCTTCTTTACGGAAGCTTGCTTTTCGTTTTCAACTTCGGAAAGGAACTCTCGAAGCTGGTCAAATAGCTGTGGCATTGTGAATTTACTCCTTTATACATCAACGTGTTGAGGACAACTATCCTTAGTCGTCCCAGAGTGTTACTCTCACGTCTTTATTGATTCTGTACACTACTTCAAAAACGTGCAATAGCTTATTTGCACTTTTTTACAATCTTTTATTAATTAGCAGATGACGTTGTAAGCAAGAACAGCCCTTCGATAGTTGTGTTCTGCCGTTTCGTTCGCTGATGCCGCCTTGATCCACTGAAGCTGATGAACTGCATAAGCTTTAGCTAATGCTTCATATTTATCTGATGTTTCAGCTGTTTTATCCATTTGCTTAATAATGTTAGGAAGCCTAAACCCTGAAATAACAGCCATGTGTACGCTGCTCTCTAGGCTCTTGTTACTAACAGAGTGGGCAGCTGCACACTTGTAAGCTTCCATGTTTTGTTTTTCTGTAGAAATACTTAATGAAGGGTCTGAGTTCCTGTCAGCAAGCTTTTCAATAGTGGAGACGTCTCCAATGATCCTACTGAAGACTCCTGGCATGTATTTCTTTACTTCGCTGGCAAGTTTGTCATGCCCCTTAGCTAGCAACCAGTCTTCCAAAGAAATAATTATCCCCTGCTTAGCACATGCTGACCAAGGGAAGGAGCCGCCCATTGCTGCTTGTTTCCAGAACGGTAACGGTCTAACTCTAGCATTGATAGTAGCTAGAAGCACTGGGCTGTAAGCACTTGCAGACTTTTCAAGCTCAGCCATCTTAACAGCTGCTTCGACCATTTTCGTGATGTCAGCAGAAAGGTCTCCACCTAGCACTCCTACTGGAGCGCCGACGCCAGCAAGTTCAGCTAGTTCAGCTCCGCCAGCTACATACACGCCTGAAGCTGCTTTATAATGACCTACTACCCAAGCTATGCGGTCTGCTGGTCTATAAACGTCGCTAATATCGAACCAAGTTGGATTGGGGTTATCTACATGCAATACGTGTCCGTCTGAAGCAACCTTGGTAAGGTTACCTCGGCAGCCGCCGTACTTGCACATGTCTTCAGTACAGTATTCGTCTCTGTTTCTAGCTTTGTTACCGCAGCCTGAACAGACGTCATGAGCTACTCGGCACGCCATGCTGACGCCCCAGTTATCATCTCCAGAAGCAATCTTCTGCATTTCCTTGTCAGCTACTAGACCTTTGTTTCGTTCTGCAGCTTCTTTAGTTGAATTAAGTGCAACTATTAGTTCGACTCTCTTCATCTTGTCATTGAACATGGAAGCTTTAACTAAGCCATAGCTTTGTTGTGGGTCTTTATTCTTATGGTTTCTGTACCATCTAGCGTGCTTTACGAACGTGTCATGGTACTTGCGGCATGTGGCTTCTTTGAAACCATCACCGTTTCTATTTGGTCCGTAAGCTTCTGTAGCTCCTATAGCTATCATGTGTATAGGTTGCTCACCAGGCTTGAAGTCTATTCCTTTTAGAAGATGGGCAGCGCCGTCTCCAGCTCTCTTAATAAACGATGACAGGTCTGATCCTACTAAGCCTTTAGAGGATACCTTAATTAGGGAGCTTACTGAATCTCCGAAGTCCTGAGAGTTCGGAGCTATAATTTTGATCATCATAAGTAGGCATCCTCAAAATTGTTGTATTATTTGTTTTTAAATACTTACTTACGGATTAGGGTTGGTTTTTAGGGTCATTCATGTGGTACCCCTCGTTTGCACCAAAAGCGGTGTAAGCCGCAATAAGTGAGGCTAGAGTCATGGCTTTGGTAGCTTTTTGCGCTCTGGAGGAGTGTACTCCGTGAGGGTTAATAGCTTTTAAAGTTGGGTTAATTGCGTAACGAGTAAGAGCTAAGCCCTTCGCAGCATTTAACGCCCCTCCTTCAATTGCGTTTGCTTGATCAAGCGTTATTCCGTAGTCGTTTGGGTCTCGCAGCGGAGGCGCTCCTGCTACTGTAGGCGCTGAAGCTGCTGTAGGGTTTGATTGATTAGCAGCCAAAGTTGCAGAGACTACTGCAGGATTGGGTGAAGTAGTAGTTGGTGGAGTAGGTGCTGGTGAAGTAGCAGTAGCTGCAGCAGAGGCAGCTGGACTATTAGATAGCATATCCTCTATTGAGCCTCCACCGTAATAGCCTAAGGCTCCGCCTGGAATAGCTCCGGCCATTGCTCCGTACAAGGCGTCGCTTGCGTTTAAATCTTTACCTTTTAAGTAGTTTAGTCCTAAAGTCGCTAGACCGCCTCCTCCGCCGCCTATAGCTGCGCCTATCAAAGCGTTTCTAGTGTCTTTGTCTATTGCTCTTTTTTCATATGATACCTTTTGAACATCGGCATACCTTTGAGATAGCAGCTCGACAGCTTCACTAGCTGTTTTGTTGAAAAGGCTTTCAATAAGCTTGGACATTACTGTCTCCTAGTTAACTATGGATTAATTCAGAGCGTTGCTCCTACTCCTTATCTTCTTTAGGGCCTTTAAATCCCTTTCGTTCATCTATGCTGCTGTTTATTGATTTAATTCTACTGTTAGACGGAGAGTCTTTTCCAAAGGCGTTGTCTGCTCTGTAAGACTGTGTCTCTCCTCTTGTGTTTTCCATATCTAACATTTGCTGAACGTCAGAAGGATCAATAGCAGAGGTTCCACCTACCAAACGCTTTCTAAGAAGAGGTCGCATAATAGCAGTGTTTGTGGTGGTGTCTGGAGCTATGCTGCTAATTTCATTAAAGTGGAATGCCACGTCTTCAGGGTGGTACCCGCCTATGATTTCGTCGTTAGCCATTAAGTCAGATATAGCTGCGCTAGCTCTAATGTTCTTTAGAGTCATATCTTGAGCTATCTGATCGTTTCTAAATTTGTATTCGTTTGAATCTCTAGAAACTGTCTTGTCTTTAGGCTCGCTTTGGACAAAGTTGTAAGCGCTATTAAACATACCCTTATTCTTGTCCCACAGCTTACCAGCAGACTTATTCAAACCGTCTAAGACTGAACCTGTGTTAGAACCAGGAAGGTCTTCAGAGAAAGCAGCTGACAGGGCAGACCCGATAACCTTTTTAAGGTGATCAACTGCTGCCTTCTTATTCAAGTGAACTTCAGCGTGCTTAATGCAATCTTTTATAAGACTGTAAGGAGCTTGTGAAAGCTCAACTGGAGCCATAATGTCTGACAGTGTGCCAGCTTGTTTACGAAACGCTTTGTTTGAAATAGCAAGTATGTTGAGAAGTGACTCTGCCTTCTTTCCAAACAACCTAACGCTGTTTTCTTTGGCGACGCTAAATGGAACGCCTCCAAAAGTTCTAAAGTAAGTAGCAATCTTGGTGATGCCGTCCATCATCATATCTTTGCTATGAGCAGAATCCATTCTAAGCTTTTCAGAGTCTCTACCCATTTTTTCAATAAGTGAGCTGATTACTCTGGTTTTTCCAAGGCTGTCTTGAGCTAATGTAGCATACTTGCCTTGGTCTGAAGCTAACTTACCAAGAGGCTTAAGTTCAAACTTAGGTTGAACAGGTGGCCTTTTGTAAGCGTCGGATATTGCGCCTTCCTTGATCATAGAAGCGGCGGTCTTAACAGAGTCTGGATAAACCAAACCTATTACCGTTTTCAAGTCTGCCAGATCGAACTCTGCCAGCTTTTCAAGAGGGTCTGATCCTGCTTGGCGGTGTGCCTCACTCCTTCCAGTATTGAATGCCCTTACCATAAGCTCTAAGTGACCTACGGGTACACCGTAGGCTGAGGCTGTTTTGGCAATGGCTTCATTAGGCGAAGAGCCTGAGTTTACAAGCTCAGCTGCCTCGCTTAAGGAGTCGGTTATTCTACTTTCAGATTCTTTACTGAGCCCTTGTGTCGCCATCGGCTTTGGCCTCCGGTAATATAGTGCCTACTAGACTTTCCAATATGGTCGTATCCCCGTTAGCTATCATCATGGCCTCATCGGCCCTAGGCTCCGCTGCGTTGACATCTTGCCCAACCCAGCTGAGTGTATTCTTGCTATTAGCGTTAGATCCAGTAGTTACTACAGTGGACATAGCGTTCATAACATAATTAAGAATGTTGCCATTATCAGACGTGCTCTTGTAAGCAGACGACTCTGACGCCATTTCTTGTTCCTTCTGATGCATCTGTAGCAGTTGTAACTGATTCCAGCTGTTGGGTGCAACAATTTTCGAGCTGTGTAGGTTCTTTCTTAAAAGATTTGAAGCTATCTCTTCACTAGCCCATATATTGATCTCTGCGTCAGCTCTGTTGTGTATGAGCCACTCTAATTTTGAAGGTCCGTATAGGTAAGCATATACCTTCCACAGGACGTCTAAGTCTCGTTCAGATGCACCGAAGAACGCGTTCTTTCCAATAGCAAAGTTCATAATCCAAGAAGCGTTGTCTAGTCTATCTGATACGTTGAAGAATAAGCTCTCGTACCATTTGATGCATTTTGCAGACAGACCTGATATCTCAGTAATTGTAACTATGTCTGTTCTAGCAAGAATTCTAGCTTCAAGCTCCCAACGCATAATTTTTGCTTCTGGCTGAGTGTACAGTTCGTAAGCGTCCGCAAGGGCTTGGTTAGGTAAGCACTTTATACAGTACTCCCATGAGTTCTCTACTTTATTAAGTAACCTAGCGAATTTCCAAGCTGCTTGAACAAACTTATCATCGTTAAACCTGTCTGGCTGCTTTTTGTTGTCAAACAGAGCATTAGCTCGACGCCAGCGCCAATCAACTGGCCTTACTGGGCTTGTCTTTCTAAGGTTAACGTATTCAGAAATGCTTGCTTCCATTAGCCTACGTCGCTCCAACCAGACAAGGCTATGTCCCAAGTAGCTGAACCAGTACCTGAAGGATGTATTTGAATATAGATCTTTCGCTTTCTATCAGACAATGGGCCATCGTAGTTCTTGTAAGCCTTGCCGTAATCGTCGATTATTGTTAGGAGCTCTCCGGATGTTCCAGAGGCCTGAGCAAATACTCTGTACAGCTCTTGATCTGCAGAGTAGTCTCCGCCAACCTCGTCACCACCAGAAGACGACCCGTCTAAAAACGCCTTCTTAGAGTTAAAGACATCAACAGTAAAGTTAACAAGTGCGCCGCCGCCCACTTGCTTTACTATGATTTTCTTTATGAAACCTTCAGAGAAGAACCCAAGCTCTAGCTGGGTGGTCTCGCCTTTAGGTGCGCTTATGCTTCTATAATGCTTTTCGTATATACGCATTTCTAGCTCCGTTACACGTTGTTGTCGTCTAGGCTGATGCCTTCGTCAGGGTACGAGTCAATAGTCTTCTGCTTGAGGAACAATAACAAGTCTCCGAGCTGTTCAAAAGAGTTCCTAAGATTGTCTTCAAGCTCAGGAATGTCTTTCTTACCATATCGGTCTTCGAACTTGTCTTTGTGCCAATAGAAACTAAAGAGAATACGTCCAATCTTGTCTAGCCCGCCCATAAGGTCACCCAAGTGGCGATCTACCATTGTGTCATCGCGAACAGACTTGATTAAGGTACCGATCATAGAAGTATCAAACACTTCTTTCTGACCAGACTGAGCAGCGTTGTAGCCGATAGCCATAGTATTTGGATCAGGAAGCCTTGGGTCATATACGGCTGAGTTAGCCTGAAGAGACTGGCTGTTCATCGCAGGCAGAGACTGTTGCTGAGGGTATGACGACTGCACACTTCCTAACAACGTAGACTCCATACCTGTTGGAGGAGTAGGAAAAGCAGGAGCAGAGGTAGTGCCCTGCATTGATTGGTCTATTTGGTCGCCTGGAGCTGCTGACTTTATTAAGTCGCCTGCATCCTCTTTGACCGGCTTGTGTACTCTATAGTTAGCAACTTTGTTTTGCTTAGCTTCTTCCAAAATACATCGAGCTTGCTTCTCACGCAGAGCAACGTCTCGTACTAGATGGATAAGCGCTTCCTTGGGTTCTAGAACTCTACCATTAACAGATACCTCAGAGCCAGTGTGCCTGACGTTTAAAGAGGCTGTCTTTTGATAGATAGCGTGCTGAAGGTCAGTAAGATTTCCAGGGACGATAGAGCCGTCACCTGTGCAACAATCACCTGACAACTTTATCATTTTAAAATTACCAGGAATATAAAGGTCTCCCTTAATAGCTTTGATACGGGAGCCTGGTTTATCAGTTACGTACAGCTTACGTCCGCCGCCTATTACATTGTTACTGTAACCATGGTCGTCACAACCATCGCTTACTTTAGATTTTGGAAGATAGGACGGCTTCTGCTGTGAAGCAGAGTCGTGATAAAGTACTCTGTAGTTCTTAGTGCCGTCAGACGCACTGTCTGTCTTAAGTACTTCAAAGGGAACGCTAGCGTCTCCACTTTCGCTGACTGCCATGTAAATACCGCCCTTTGTTAACGAGGACGATTCTGGAAGCTTCTCAAAAAACTTAGCATAGCTGTCACCGCTAGTTTTGCTTTCTGGTGAGTCTTGTCCGCCATCTCTTGGTGGTCTGGTAAACAGATTACCTGGATGGCTGTTGATCCAACTTTTTTCTCCCTCGTAGTTAACTACTGTGGCGAAGTCTTGCCTTCCAGAAGGTCCGTGAGGCATTAGGAAGATTACAGTCTTTAACATTGAGAAAGGAGAAACAAGAAGGTCGTAAACTCCAGTAGTTGGAGGATTTTCTATTGAGGTTGGCTCTTGAATTCTGTAAGCGATAGATGCTTCATCTTTGGTTCTAGCATCCCTAAAGATAACTCCATCAGTAAGAAGCTTTTTCTTATCTGGTTCTGAAGAATCCATAATGTCTTCTGAGCCGTTAGATGAAGAATTAAAGCTTCTTACAATAATAGTAAGAGCCTGCTTCTCTTGATGTCTTAGCTGTACGGTGTCTTCAGCGAGAACGCCTGGCTCTGTTAACGTGCCAAGCTTGGCAACTGCATCTTTAAGAAAGTCATTACCGCATGTACTATCAATAGCTTCTGCCATCTTAGGAAACCGTTGACAGATATCGATAATGCCTTTTACAAGCTCTCGGTAAGCACTTTTACTATGAGAAGCTTCTTTATTTAGAAATGATTTTAGAGTAATTGTCTTAGCGAACTTAGGATCGTGCACAGGGTTAGAGCAAGCGAACTTAGCGAAAGCTCTTACACCTTCCATCATCTCATCAGAGTCATCAGCAGGCTTGTTAGCCGAAGCGAACTTAGCTGGAGGTCTGCTAAACGCTTGAAGGTCAGGAGTAAGGAAGCCAAGACGGCCCATGTTCTGGTCGGTCTTCTTGCCAAGGCTGGCTGGCTTACGGCGTAGAATGTAGTTAAGCCAGTTTTCTTTAAGAGGTACGAATTGATCTTGGTCTTTAAGATAAAGCAGCTCATGACCCTTAAGGTCGCCATTAATAAAGAACACTGGCGCATACAGCCACTGGCTGCCAACTTTAAAACCAAACAGACCAACTGCTTTGGTGTTGTCTTCGTTGCGCTCCATAAGCTCAAAGCCTACTTCGTAGTCTAGAAGTCCTGGGGCTTTGTCTTTTAAATAAGCGTGTGCAAGATTGCTGAAAGCCTGTTCAAACTGAGTATCATTGCCTTCGCCTCCAAGTTCAGCTTGCTTAACAAGCCCTTTAACTAAAGAAGGTAACTCAAGTAAAAACGACTTATTGTTATTGCTCATATTTCTTAACCTTCCATGGCTTAGAAAGTAACACAGAGCCATTATGCTCTTTATTGGTTCACTCTGCAACAATTACAGGTGATTATTATCAATAATGCTCTTAATTATCTAGGCCGCATACTGAGAATATTTTCAGTTAAGCTTCCGCTCTTCATAAGCTCAAGCATGACCTCTGCCATCTTAGCATAATTATTACCTTGGGTGTTAGTGGAGACGTCTCCACTACTTTGAGCCACTGCTGCTGCTTGATTTGACACAGGCGGCAGCATCGTAGAAGGGGCCATAAGAGCTGGCGAAGTGTTAACGTTCTTTACATCTTGAGGTGATGGTTTTTCTGATTTTGCTGCAGATAAAGATGGTGAAGCCCCTGCAGAAGGAATGGTGGGAGCAGTCAATGGCTTTAAAGCTGAAGGCTTACTAGGCTGACCCATGTTAGCCCACTTGTGTATAAAGTCGCTCATTATAAAACTCCGTCATTTTCAATTGGTTTAAGTATTTCACTCTTAGGTTTTTCTACTTTAAATCCTTTTACTGGACCGCTCTTACCAAAGTCTACAGCCTTGGCTAATGACGGCACATAGGACGTGCCCTTCTCGTCGCTTACCGCACCACGATGCACGGCATTTAAAGTTGACTTTCTAAGATTGCTTCCAAGCATTCTAGTCATCCAGTCTGGGTCATGCTGAAGGTTTTCCAAACCCCTAACGAAGTGAGCTTCAAACGGAGCAGGGTCTTTGTGAACAGTAATCTTAGAGACACCAAACTCATTTAAGTCTTTTATCATAGAAGGCTTGATAGGAGTCCCTATACTGTAGTGCAGCACGGGCTGCTCAAGGTATTTACCAATAGCTTCTCTTGGATTTACTATGGTATGTCCTTCTCTAGGTTCCCAATCGTGTTCTACCGAGTCATAAGGTACGACGTCGTCTGGAGCGTACTGCTTGTACTCATCGCTCATCTTGACGTGATTGATAAGGCCTTTCGACATGACTTCTATGTTGCGTCTGTTTCCAGACATGCCTGCGCCTTTCATGGCTCCTTTAAAGGCTTGTACAAACTGACGCCTACCTTCACCTATTCCTTTGAACCTAGTAAGCATAGCAGGGTTGGCAATACCGTCAGACAATGTGTCCCCAGCCTCTACTACATCGTTAAGCTTCACAGACAAGTTTACTCCAGGGTTTACGTGGTGCTCAACTCCGTCTATCGCTATGAATGTGCCACCTGTAGGAGCTTCTTTAATTCCAGTAACCTTACCATCACGCTGAGCATGAGCTGCCCAGTAAGGAGACTGCTTAGGTGATTGAACAAGCTGGTTTAAGTGTTTAAAGCCTGAGACTGCCCCAGCTGCTCCAGCTACTCCACCTGTGTGCTTAGAGCTTAGCTGACCTTGAGAAATAGGCTCGGATAGAGCTTGCATAGCGGCAATACCTATGGCGTCGCCTATTGGAGCAAAGCTGCCTCTTTCCCTTATGCCTAAATCTCTAGAGTATAGCCCTCCGTCAGGAGCTCCAGTTGCTATAGGGCTTCTTACTAAGAGCCTTTTTACGTTGTTAGCCTTTAAGTCTTTTATAACTCTAGGTGTAAGCACGGTGTTTCTAGCATAGCCCCCAGCTGCCATAGCTAGAAGCGCGCCTTCGTTATCATCATCCTCTATGTCTACAGGAAGTCCACGGCTTTCAAACCGTTTAGGATCGTCAGCGTCGTCACCTACGACAACCATTCTATGACCTATCTGATTTAGCTGTTTTGAAAAGAATCCAGCGTCCATTGTTGCGAACTTAGTATCAGCAACTCCTTTACGGGCACCGAATGCTCCAGCAAAGTACTCAGCAGGATTTAAGCCTTTAGAGTATGAGTTGAACACAGGAATGGGAATAGCATTATCGTGATGATCGGTGTAGAGTAGATCTCCACCTCTAAGGCTTTTAAGGTTCATCGGCTTACCACGCGACCCTGACTGAATCTGTCTAGCTAGCTGGTTACCTTCTCGTAGTGAGTCATCAAATATGCCTTTTTCCATACCGCTTTGAGCATTGTTAAGCAGCTCAATCATACTACTATTTTTAGTGTCTTCATCTATTCTAGAGTTTCTCATTATTCCATCTATAGCTAGCTTTAGCTTAGCCTTAGCGTCTATAGAGTGATTAGACTCCCTTAGGTCTTTTAGTCCGAATGAAAATCCTCCACTGTTATAAGACACATCTCTACCGATATCAAAAAGCTTCTTTGATATGTCTTTGTACTTCTCTGGATGATTTTGAGCTATGATCTGCATAAGCGAAGCAGAAGCTTTTGAATCTAAAGATCTGGTGTAATCTCTTAGCTCTGCAGGAAGGGCGTCGTTAACCATGATCTGACCTATGGTGGTCTTAAGCATGATTAAGCTCCTATGTTTATTTTCTTAACAATAGGAGGATTAATTCCATATTGCCTTAATATTTCTGTAAAACCATTATCTGCAGCTGTGTAGCAGATAATGGTGCTGTTTGGATTCTCTAGAAACAAGGCTATAGGATTACTGTCTTTATCGTAAACAACTATCCTTGTAGCTTTAACAACTGGACTAACATCAAACAAGTTGTGGTAATCAAGAAACATGATACTAGTCTTTCTTAAGTCTTAGTAAATGAAGAATGCCTGCTGCCTTTTCACTTACGCTGAAGTTGTCAGCCGCTGTCTTCATAGGCTGAGCTCCTTGACTTGGAGCACCGCTTGGACCTTGCTGTTGTCCGTCAGAGCCCTGCTGCCCCTTAGGGTCATCAAGAATATCATGAGGCAAGTTAAGCCCTAAGGATGAGTAAAGATGAGTCATGAGCTTTTGAATGCGGTGCATGTACACCTCAGTCTGAGCTCCGTCATTCTTCTTTGCAGCTCCCTTACCGCCGCCTTTAGCCTCAGCCATAGCTCGCTGCATTTCGTCTTTTACAACTGACCTGATTTGTTCTGTAGGATCAGGAGGAGCACCGCCCATAGAAGGGTCCATAGGAGGGGCACCACCAGCAGCGGCTGGGTCCATAGGAGGAGCACCACCAGCCATAGCAGGATCCATTGGAGGGGCACCACCGGCCATAGCTGGGTCCATAGGAGGAGCACCGCCAGCCATAGCAGGATCCATTGGAGGAGCTCCTTGTGGAGGAGCGCCGCCCATAGAAGGATCCATTGGAGGAGCGCCTGGAGGAGCCCCTGCTTGTTCTGGAGGCATGAATGCCTGCTTGACTCTAAGCTGTGCCTGCTTCAAAAGATACTTATTGATAGCCATGTTGATTACCTTATTTATTATTATCGAGGTTCTGCGTCTAACGCTGGCATGTTGACCTGCTTATTTTGCAAGTTATACTTTTCGTATGGGTCTAAGTAGCTGTGGGCTAGGTTTACTGGAGGAGCAATGTAATCTGAAGCATTATTAACATTACCTGACAAGTACATATCTCGGTCAGCACCTGTACGGCCCATGCCAAGTCTAATTGCGGCTTCATTAATACCGGCGCCGCCTAAGGCACCGACACCGCCACCAGCAAGAGCACCGCGGCCAAGTCGGCCAAGAATGCCTACGCCTTTCTTTCGTTTACCAAAAAGAGCGTTGCCTATGCCGCCAACGCCAGCGCCTACGCCACCACCCAAGATAGCTGCTTGAGCTGTTGGATCAAGCCCTTTGTAATAATCTAAAGCGTTGTTACCAAGACCTTTTAACCCTGACATTGCGCTGTCACCAAGGCCTTTAAGGCTGTCCATCATGCCTTCGCCAATTGCTTGTTTTACAAGCATGCCGTTTTTACGACCTAGATAAGCAGCAAGTTTAGTTGATCGTTCGATTCTAGCGAAGTCCATTTCACAATCTCCATGTGGTATATAGTAAAGCCGTTAGACAAGTTTAACCTACGATTAATAGCTATTGCTATAGCAAATAGCTATCCTACCAGTAAAGGCGCAGCTCTCCTAAGCAATTCAGGTCTTAGAAGGCCGTAGTCTTTTAGTACTTTAGATGTAGCCAGTAAGTCTTTGTTATGGTTACCAGCACTGTAAAGACCCAGCGCTCCACCCATAGCTGCAGGAGCCAAAGTAGCTGCTATAGATGTTGACAGAGGCTGCCCTGTTAACCTACTAGCAAGAAGACCTCCAAGGCCACCTAAGCCTGCGTATCCAGCGGCTCTAAGTGTAGGATTAGCTCTGTGCTTTGAGAAGTCGTACTTTTCAGAAGGGTCATCTTGAAGACGTCCTAGCATTCCACTTAGAGCAGGTCTGCTTATACCGTAGTTGTCCAAGTCTTCGTCAGTTGGATTAACCATGTTTCTAGCTTGGTCCATCATTGACATTGCTTCTGGCATTCTGTCAGGACCTGGCCTCATCCTTGTAGCAAGCTGCATGTTACGAGCTGACTTCTCGGATGTTAGCTTATCCCAGTTTTTCTTGTCTGGGTAAGCTTCACTGCCTGGCTTGGCTGGAGGTGCTCCCCTTTTCTTTTTTGCTTGAACGTTAGCCCACAAGCCTGGGTTGCTCTCTGATGCAGCTGATTTAAAAAACAAATTATGCAGTCCTTGCAAGCTCATAGTAGTCTCCAAAGTTTAATAACCCAGCTGAAAAGACTTCGTCGCTCTGACGCACTTCCGCTTCGAGCGTCGATTAGTCCCAGGAGAGTGCTAAAACAGGCCCTAGCCTTTCCAGCTAAGTACATATAATATTACTCTTTACTTCCAATTTGTTTAAGTACATTTAGGAATTTTTCATTAAGTTTCTGCTTACGATTGGCAGCGTTGATCAAGTAGTCATCTGTTGCAGGGATAGGGTCTGCACCTATACCTATATGACGCAGCAAAGATCTTAGTCTTCCTGGAGCAGTCCTAGCTATGTAACGTTCTATTGAAACTTTTCTGTCTTCTGGATCAAGATGGTCATGGCTGTCAAACCTAAGAGCTCGGCCTTCGCTCTGGCTGCTTCTAGCTGTATTCCAGTGAGGGTCAAGCAGTTGAACTAGCTTGGTACCTTTAAACGACAAACCTTCTGTTCCTGCTGGACCTAGCAAAGCTACCTTAAGCTTATCGCTGTTGTAGTCGTCAACCAGTCTTTTACGCTCTTTATCTGATAGTGCACCTGTAAACGAAGCTGCAGGAATACCTGCTCTGTCTAAAGCGGCTTGGTAAGGCGACAACCCTGCATCGATAAAGTTGGAGAAGATAAGAGCTTTGCCTTTAGGGTCTTTGTCTAAAAGCCCCTTAAGATTACCAAACGCTGTAGTAAGCTTTGGAGAATCATCGAAAGCTTTTTGAATGTCTTTGTTTTCTTTCATGAACGGAAGTGTTGAAAGCCCTACCTGCCTAAGCCCTGTCATAAAGCTAGACATTCTGCTTACTTCATCTTTTGTTAGAGGGTAGTTCCTCTCTAGCTTCCACCTAAGTACAGTAGGAAGCTGACCCATTATATGGCTGTTAAGGTCTGTCTGATCTCGGTTCATTTCTACGACTACGTCTTTGCGATTAACTTCAGCCTTGGGAGCTAGCGGTGCAAAGTAGTCTACCTTACCTTTTAGCTTGTCTTTAAGTTGCTGCTGATTAATTATCTCTGGCTCTGCTGGATCTGAGTTTAGAAGTCTGTTGTACCAAGTAGGACTGGCTGTGTCTTTTACATAAGTGTCTTCAAACTCATTCTTACTAACGTCCTCTCCTGTAAGTATGTTATACGGCAATGTAAAGTCGCTAGGGTCATTTACCACTGGAGTGCCGGTAAGCATCACAACCTGTTTTGCTTTTCTAGCAGCCTCCATAAGGTTCTTAGCTTGAGCGGACGCTGGGTTTCTAAATCTGTGAGCTTCGTCTATTAGAATAGAGCCTGGGTTATCTATTGGTTTTCCAAGTGCTAGGCCGGTATGACTCATGACGCTGCTAGGTGTTGCAGTGTCTTGGTCTATAAACTTCTCTTGCTCCTTGCGTAAGTTGTTACGTAAGGCAGCAGGAACTACAGCTGTGTAAGGTATCTTTGACTCGTCTGCTGAAGCTAATCCGCTTAAAGTCTTACCAGAGCCAAGACTATGGTAAAGCAGCATGCGAGCTTTACCAGTTGTGTCTAGCTGTTTCTGTACCTTGTCCACTACTCCCTGCTGGTGTGGCTGCAGAGAGATATTAGGATTTAGATCGGCTTGTTTTGTGGAGACGTCTCCACTGTTGTACTCTTGGGTCACGGCTACTCCACTATGACAACTTTGTCGTTGGCGTCTATCTCACCGGAACGGTATGCACGCATGGCATCAGCCTTAGTCTTGAAATAACGCTCAGGCCTCTTTGATGCTTCAGAGGTAGCTGTGTAAAGTCCGCCTTGATATTCATTCATCGGCAACTGGTGAACCTTGAAGTTCTTTACAGCAAATAGATTTCTACTAGGAAGCATCTTCTCTATCGCATCCTTTACAGACTCATCAGTGGTTGGAACGTGATAGTTCATAGCGTCGCCATCGAAGTCGGCGCCAAACCCCTTTACAATAATAGGAGGGACCTGAAGCGTACTACCCTTGACCAGCTTCGGCTTGAAAGCCATTACACCATATCGGTGAAGAACTGGGGCCCTAGTAATGATTACTGGCCTTGCTTCCATCTCAGAAGTCATGGCATCCATAGCCATAGGGTCTTTCTTCTCTATCATTTCAGAGGCTTTAAATCTATCGACTCCTCTTTTTACAAGTCGTCGCATAATGAACGGCTTATAAACCGACCAAGCTCTGTCTTCAGGAAGACCTACTTGATCCATGTCCAAGTCTGGGTTAGGAGTAATAGCAGCTCGACCAACCATGTCTACGTTTGACGCAAGAAGCTTTCTCTGAAGAACGCCATACTTTGGATTGTCACCAAAGACTTGCTTTAGTATTCCCTTAACATTCTTCTGTTCTAGCTTTGGATTGGCGGAGTCTCCAAGTCCAGTAACTGCTTTAAATGAGTCGTATAAAGCTAGCCTGTGGTCTGACAGATTTGAAAAGCTCTTAGAAGCTTCTTTCATTTCATTGTTAGAGTCGATTAACTCCTTGTAAAGATAGTTAGCGTCTCCAACCATAGGCAACCCACTTTGTTGCATAACGCTTACAGGCCTGAACAAAGGAGGAAGCACTGGAACCTTGCTCATCATCCAGTCAGAAGGATGCATCTTAAGGCTCTGAGCTGTTTTAAGATAACCAAGCTTGCGCACAGCTGTGTCACGATACGACTTCTTACCTGAGGCTATCTGAGCCCTAGCTTTTATAAGCTCTTGGTCAACGTTTATCTTTTTAAGGGCTGAGCTGATTGCTTCAGGTCCTTTAACACCGTTAAGCTCTTCCTTTCCAGAAAGAACGTCTCTAAACTTGTTCTCAGTAAGCCCTAGAATTCTTCTAATAGGCTCTTCCATGACTGGGTTAGGCATAGATTCGTGCAGCTTAACGTGGCTCCACATAGTGCCGCCATGACCTCCTGTTAGCCTGTTATCAAAAAGGCCATCACCAGCAGGCTTCATTCCGTTTTCCCAGTCTACTGTATCTGATCTCTTAATTTCTCTATCACCGGACAGAGCGTCAACGTCTTTGTCGGTCATAGCCATAAGCTGTGTCTTAGATCCATTTCTAACTGGGTTGATTCCAGCTCCTTGAAGCTGAGCCATAAACTTTCGGTAGGTCAGCGGGACCCTTGGTATAGGTAAAGACTTTCCAGTCATAAACGCTGCCCAGTAGTCGTCATTCTTCTGTCCCCTAATCGACCCAGCGTCCCTTAGAACCTCATGAGCACCATGAGATAGAAGTGCATTAACATCCATAAGAGCCATGCGCTTGCTGCCTTCTTCTCCACCTTTTGCTGGAGTTTCCTCTGCAGTGTATCCGCTAGCTATACCGCGGCCTTGTCCTTTAGACTCTGAGGTATGGTGAAGCTTCATAAAGAACCTGTTACCAGTGAAGATGTTCTTTATCTTCTTACCTGATTCTGGGTCTTCGATGTCTTCCATGTCGCTAAGGTTGTTTTGCTTAAGCTCATTTATTGCAAACTCTGTAAGGTCATTAATGTTATCAAAGTCTTTTATAGCGTAGCGCTTTCCTGTCTTCTCAGCAACTTTTCCAAGAGCTGCCTCTACCATCTGGCTTGGATTGGTTCTAGTTATAACCCCTAGTGGATTAAGAAGTATTTCAAAAGGTCTACCTTGCGCGTCTCTAGGCATTTTATCTTCTGGTATAACTGCAGCTATAACACCCTTATCTCCATACCTTCCAGAGAGCTTGTCACCTTCTTTCATCGGGTTAAGACTTTTAACAGTTACCGAATACCCCTTTTTAGTTTGAGCTATGTCAGTTACTATTCCTTCGTTCTCGTGATCCCATGTAGTTGTTGCGTTTGTAAACCCGTTACGTGATCTTCCAACCTGCTGATTATGGGCTCTTGACAGTATGTTAGCTTGTAAGATAAGTGGGTCACCTTTTCTTACAACTGTGCCAGCCTTTATAACACCGTTGTCATCCATGCCAGACAGGGCTTCCTTAGAGTACTCAGAAGGAAACAGAGTTAAAAAAGGCTTCTTTCCATGCTTTGAATCGTCGCCAAGCTCAGCCTCATGCTGGTACATATGCTCTGACGTTAATCTCTTTGCTGCGCCTTCAGATATGACAATCGCGTCTTCAAAGTTGTATCCTTTGTAAGGTATGTACGCCGACCTTAGATTTGTACCTAAAGCAGCTGTACCTTTATCGTCAGTATAGTTAGACCTAGCCAATAGGTCTCCATTTCCAACTACATCTCCTACTTTTACGGTAGGCGTATTGTGCAAAAACGTCTTACGATTGAATGGAAGATTGTTGTAAATCTCTTTCTTATGCAGCTGTCCGTCATCACCCCTAATGTGTATCTCGTCTCCATCCACTTTTATAACCTGTCCTGCTACGGTAGACCTTACAGCACCCATGTGGCCGCCATAAGATTCTTCATAAGACTTATCGTCTTCGTCTGGCATTCCCGATTGCACATAAGGAGATTCTGGGTTTTGAAGGGGTAGCGCCTGCGTAAGCATTCTAGCGCCCATCATAACTCTCTGGCCTTTAGTTGCGCTCTTAAGAGGAATCATGTTTGCTAAGTGGTTAAAGGAGCTTTCCATTCTTGGAAGCTCGTAGTTAACGTCTTTCCTGTCTACGTACTTGATCTTTCCGTTGACCAGTGCAGCTATCTTATTATTGGTTTTGTCTGCCATTTGATTTGGAAAAGCTATTGCAGATCCTGCAAGCTCTTGAGGAGTTTTCCATGCGTCTTCTCCTGTATTGACGTCTCTAAAGCTACCATAAACCTTTCCGTCTATGCCCTTACGAGAGTTGATAGCTATTCTGCTATCCACTCCAACCTTAAGAGACTCAGGAGTTAATAAAGGGTCTACAAACCCGAAGTGAGATGGCTGCACATTACGAGCTTCTTCTGGCACTGATTGAAGAGAAGGTATACCACCCTCTCCAAGTCTACTAACCCTAGTTATCTGATTAAGCAAGTCGGCTGGGTTGACCTCTTCAAGAGGCTGACCAAGTCCGCTAGTCATAATAGCGCCATTTATCTGAGAGTCTAGAAACCCAGGAGCAAAAGAGCTTAGGTTCTTTTTAAAGCTGGCTTTCCATAGCAGCGGCCTCATTACTCTATGGGCTACCTTTACCCTTTCTGAAAATAGGTCTTCTGGCCCTATCATAGACTGGTACGACATAGCGTCACGGTCGTCTGGATCTTGTTCTTTCCTATGAACTGCAAGCAGTTTTTTTGTAGCTGCTATGATAGAGTCTGCTGAAACATTGGCAAACGGGCTACCAAGTGTCCGTGAGTTAACCTCTGGGTCCATCTCCATCTTTGACATAGCCTCAATCACCGACTTCTTCCTGCTCTCAGGAGTGACTACGTCGCCTGGCTTTGATTTAGCTATTCTGTTGAATATTTTATCAAGATGGCTTGGGTCGTCTGTATCAGCGTTGGCTTGGTATATTTCATTACCCCAAGCTTCTCTCAGCTGCTTGTCGCTAGCGCCCAAAGCCTTAAGAAGTGGAGTTATAGGAACAGAAGACTGACCGAATCCTATAGAAAAAACTCCTTTAGCTGGGTCAAGCGAGTATCTATGCGATGCGCCTTTTCCAGGCATTATGTTTGCGTGACTCTCTACGTCACCGCTATTTGTAACTCTTGTGAACACTCCAGGCTTAAGTCGCATCTGATTTGCCAGCGTGTACTCTGTGCCTTTTACTATAAACGTTCCCCTGTCTGTAAGATAAGGAACCTTGGCTAGAGTTGTTCTCTTAGAATCTAAGACCTCGCCTGTCTCATTATCTGTAAGGTTAAGAGTACCCTTTAGGCTTCTGCTAAGAGTGTTACCTTTTAAGATAGCTTCTTTCTGTGACTTAATTGACTTAGTTTCTTCTTCGTCATTCCAGCCAACTTCAGCAATGCTTAAAGTGTGCCTTTGATTTACTAAAGGCTGAATGCCAGCTGCAGACGCTTGAACTCCTCCGAATATAGCAGCTCTAGTAGCTGCTACATCATCAAACCGACGCATGGTTGGCGGTGGCGCTACTGGCTTTAAAGGAGCCTTAGAACTAACCAAGCCGACTGGCTTGCTTAGCGTCGGCTCTGGTATTAGGTTGTCTTCATCGTCTGAGAATATTCCAGCCATTTTAGGCCTCTTCTGAAAGTTGTTCGTTAACGTCGCTTTTTGGAGTTAGAGTTTTTTTCTTTTTGTTTACTTTAACAGGAACAGGTACTGAGTAAATCGGCATGCCCTCAGATTGTCTTCTAGTTAAAAACTCATTTAAATACCTCTGATGCTCAAGTTCCTCTGGATCGTTATTCTTAGCATGAGTGTACCCTGTGTTTGTGCCGATTGCTCCAGCTCCTAAAGCTAGAGCTCCTGCTAAACCTAAATACCCAGTTGCATAAGGTTTAACAGCTGTAAAAGCTTGACTTCCTAAGTTTTTAAGATCTTCAAGTGTAGGAAGCATATAGTTTCCTACTGCTGAGGCTCCTTCCATAGCCTTATTACCGACATAGCTAAACGCGTTTTGTAATGGGCCTGGAGGAGCTTCTGCTTTCTTTTCTTTAGTAACATGCAAACATAAGCTAGCCAACTTTTCTAAATCTTGAGCTAGTGTAGTAGACTTAGCTTCTGCTTTTTTTTGACCAAAGAACCCAGGCTTACCGGTTGCTTTAACAGGTTCAGGCAGCCTGTTTGAATGAGCTTCTACTAAAGCCTCTCCAAACTCACGCTTAGCATCTTCTAACTCTTGAGCAGCATCTCTTTTTCTTTTTTCTCTAAATAGGTGATTAATAACTCCGTATCCTGTTCCTAGGCCAGCACCTGTAGCTGCAACTAGAGCAGGGGCATAGGCCATATTAGCCAAGTCCTCTGTTTTCCACTCTGATTGCTTTTCATTTTCTGTGTCTTTTATAGATACACCACTCCCTGGGCTAAATGGCTTATACTTACTACCCTTACCCCTTGCCTTACGCGCTTGTCTTTTTTCAACATTGTAAGAGGCTCCAGGTAAGGCCTCCTGCCCAGGAACGGGCACTTCTATAGTGTTGTTTCCAGGAGTGCCTGTACTAAACGCTTTGTTGTCTAAGCCACTATTAAAAGAGTTAAGTAGATGTTTAGTTCCAGCAATACCGCCTCCAGCAAGTAAGCTGAATAGTCCTACTCTTTTTAGGTTGTCCCATTGATTGTCGTCAAAGTATTGATCTGGCATTTAAGTTCTCCTGTTAGGTGCTAACTTTCCTTGAACGTCAGCCCACTCCATGTGAATACTAAGCTTCTTATCTTCTGAAATAATCTTAGTTCTGTCTATAATTACACAAGCCCTGTTAGCAGCTAAATCTCTAATTTTAGTATACTCTTTAAGTTCTTCAGGATCGCTAAGATCAAATATCTTAACTTTAACATCATACTGAAGCGGTATATTCTCATACTCTTCTTGAGTAGTGTTTGGAGCCATTGGGCCGCCTAGTATAGGAAAACCTTGAGAGGTAGTCCCAGACAGCTGTCTATATTTAACACCTACACCACCAAGCCCAAACTGATTTAAAATACTAGAATCTCTCATATTAGTCCTTTCTAATACCTAGTAACACCTGAAATTCCTCTGTCTCGTTCTCGTCTACGTTTAGCCATCTCCGTCTGTCGTTTAATAAGTGTTGCCTGCCTATCGTACTCGTTTGTAAGCTCCTCGTTTAACATCTCTTCTCTAGATGGAATAGGAGCCTTGGTTACGTTATGCAAACCTGGTCCAACTACTTGGTTTCCTAAGTAGTACCCGCCTGCACCCGCTGCTGTAAGGCCTGCCAAGCCTACAAGAGGAATAGAGCCTAGTTGTCCAAGAATACTAAGATCAAGAGCCCTCTTCTCTGCAAAGTACAGAGCTTGTTTTACTCGTATCTTTATCTCATCAAGGTTGAGGCCTTCATCAATGCACTTGGCCAAGAAGGCTACTTTAAACATTTGCTTATCGTCCATCGCTGCTCCTTGCTTTCCTAGAGTAGGTTTGGTAGCTGCAGTAGGGGTTACAGTACCTTTGTTTAAATCTACAGAAGCCCCACCTTTAACTGGCTTTATAGTCTGACCAGACATTGCAGTCATAGGAAGTCCAGCTAATCCTGCACTGCTAGCGCCCATTAAAGACCCAGCAAACGAAGCTGCGTCAGCAGGAGCTACTCGATTGGCTCCTAACTGGGCAGGAGGGGCGCTTGGCCCAACTATTGGAATAGACTTGTCTATAAGTTTATTGCTAAAAGAACTATCATTTAAAGGGTATCTAGCTACTGCTTCCCTAGTCTTAGCGTGAGCTGCTGAGTTAAATATTTCTTTTGTGTAATTTCTTTTAGAGGTTAAAAGATTCTGTGTGTTTACAGGTAGCTTACCCCAGCCGTTGTAAGGCTCAGTAGGCTGCCTTCCTGGAGCTATAGCTTCTGCGTTAATCTGAGCTTGGGTCTTAACTGGAGGCATGGTGTTATCCTAGTATGATTCCTGAGTTGGTTACACCCTTTGGTACGCTAGCTCCAGTTGACCAGATCTTTCGGTTGTCGTGTGCTAGCTGAGCAGCTACCTTTGGGTCTGTAGGGTCGCCCTGCTCTTTAGCTTCTTGAATACATAGCATAATGTCTCTAGCCGCTGCAATAATCTGAGTCTTCTCGTCTTGATGCTGAACTCTGGTAGACTCTTCAAACAAGGCTTTTGCTCGCCTTCTCATTACCGAGGTAGGCTCGACCTTATCAGATCCGTCTCTATTATCATGAATGTTTATGAGGCCACCTTCAGCCCAGAACTCAATCTGGTTGTATTTATATGTCTTCTTAATGATTAAAGCCGGAACGTCCATTTATTATCCCTTTCAGTTAAAACACAATACTACACTAATTTAAGCTTGTTGTCACTTAGCTTATTGACCAAAGAACCCAGGAACCACAGCTTTAAGTGCACCAGCCACAACACCAGCTCCCTGCAAAGTTCTTTGAGCCTGTGGAGTCAAGCCTACCAAAGCTCCTAATACTTTTCCACCCAAAGTAGCCTGAACATATCCAGCTCCCATGCCTATGCCAACCCTAGCTATGTCCATAGGAGTAATAAAGCCAGTGCCTCCTCCCATGCTGTTAGCTGCACTGACAACGCCCATAGTAGCTGCCTGCATATAAGGAGGAGAGAAAGGATCATTAAGAACAAGCCTATTGAAAGCGTCTACAGGCACAGGGGCTAGGCTTATTCCGCCTCCACCAAAGAAGTTAGATGACTTCTGCATCTCTTCAGATATCTCTGGCTGAATCTGAGATAACGCTTCAGAAGCCTTAGTTATAGTTGAGTTTCCAAATATTACGTTTGGTGATGTGAAAGCTTTTATAGAGTTAGAATCCCTATCAGGATTGCTTTTAGCGTCCCAAGTGTGCATGCCTATTCCACCCATTGCAGCACCTGGAAGAGCACCTACAAGACCGCCTAGCATAGCCATTCTCTTTCTTAGCTTGCCCTTTTCAAATACTCCAGGGGCTATGTTCTCAGCTATGGTACCTGCTCCGTAGCCTAAGCCAGCAGTTAAGGCGCCACCAGCGATCATGGAAGCTAAAGGAGTAGGTCCACCTATATGGTCTGAGAACTTTGAAGGCTTAAGCATGAAGGCCTGAGCAACTGGACCAAGCACGCTAGACACCAAGGTGTCACTAGCACACTTAACTAATATCCAAGGAGAGTTAAGGTTTGGCTTTCCAACCTTGTTGCTAACTCCTGCCTTCTCAAGAGTAGTGGAGACGTCTCCACTCTCGACAAGTACTTTGTCAGATGTTGGACTGATCCACGCGTGCGTACGTGGTAAAAGAGCCCTAGCAACTTTTTCATAAACTTCTTTTGACGCTAAAACATAAGTATTTACTAGGTCTGGAACGTAACTCCAAGCCAAGTCTTCAGCAATTTTATCCATCCGTTCTTGCCTCGAAATTGAAGAGGGGATAATATCCCTAGGAGCATGGACCTTGAATGAAGTTGGAACGTGCGTTATCCCTACAAACTTTTTGTTAAGATCGGAATCTATGACAAAGTCTTCTGGCTTATCAACTAAAAGATTCCTCAATATTTTGTTCTTTTCATGATAGTTACGCTGATCAGACATCTGCTTGGCTCTAAGCAGCAGGTGAAGATCAGTCTTGGGATTGCGTTCTTCTTGAACTGGCATTAGAAGGTCCTCCATCACGATAGTACCAACTCTTGGCATACCAAGCCATAGTTGGATGCCGTTTGGATGAAATTATGTTTAAGGATGGACATATTAACAAACACGGAGGTTATAACCAATGGTTACTGCTGGAGTTAAGAAGTCTTTAAGTTTAGAGTCTAGGAAAGTAAAGAAAAGGAACGGAAACGTAGTAGCGTTTGAAGCCACTAAGATTGCATCAGCCGTTGAGAGATGCTTTAAAAACGGACTACAAAGCACAGATGAAGAAGCTCAAGTTGCAGGAGTTAAAGTCTCTAAAGCCGTTGCTAACATCCTAAACAAGAAGGTTGACGAAGAACCTATAGAAGTTGAAGCACTTCAACATACGGTAATTCAACAGCTATGGGCTTTAGGGTACTTTGAAGGCGCTGAACACTACACCATATTTAAAGAAAAAAGAAAGCAAGAAAGAGTAAACCATCCAGTAGACCCAGAGCTGAGGCGTCTGGTGGATGAAGATAACAACTACTTTCCATCTGCGCTTCAGTACTACCAGTTCATCAGCAAGTTCTCAAAGTGGAACGAAGAACTTGGAAGAAGAGAAACTTGGGGAGAATGCGTAAACCGAGTAATGAGTTTCTTTGCAAAGCAGGACTTTGCTGAAAAGGTTACCAAGCAAGAGTTCAAAGAACTTAAAGAGTATCTGCAGCGAATGGACGCCACTCCAGCAATGCGAGTTATTCAGATGGCTGGAAAGGCATTAGATAGGTGCCACGTTGGAGTATACAACTGTAGCTACATGCCAATCACTGACATCAGATCGTTCAGTGAGTTACTTTATATTCTCATGCAAGGTACTGGCGCTGGCTTCTCAGTAGAGCGTCGGTATGTTGAGCAGCTGCCTGCTGTAAAAAGACAGACTGGCAAGCCACCAGCAAAGATGGGAATCATCGATACAACCGAAGGATGGTGCGATGCCCTCTACGCAGGTATGGAAGCTTGGTTCAATGGTAAAGACATTGAGTTTGACTTCAGCAAGATCAGACCAGCTGGAGCAAGACTCAGCATTAAAGGAGGTAGGGCTAGCGGTCCTGATCCTCTCAAAACACTGCTACAGTTTGCAAGGACGCTTATTCTATCTAGGCAGGGTCGGTCACTTAGCGATGTAGACTGTCATGACCTAGCCTGCATGACTGGAAAGATCGTGCAAGTAGGTGGAGTTAGAAGAGCTAGTGAGATCTCGCTTAGCGACCTTGACTCTAAAGACATGAGACTGGCTAAGAGCGGAAACTGGTGGGAGAGCAGTATACATCGAACTATGGCTAATAACTCAGCCGTATACGATAGCAAGCCTACCTCTATAGAGTTTATGGAAGAGTGGCTATCTTTAGCTAAGAGCGGGTCAGGAGAGCGTGGCATCTTCAACAGGGATGGCGTGCTTAGGACTCTACCTGAAAGAAGGCAGCCAAGAGACTTCGGCACTAACCCTTGTGCTGAAATTATTCTTAGACCTTATCAGTTTTGTAACTTGTCTATCGTGGTCGCTAGACACGATGACACTGCTGAGACTCTTAAAAAGAAAGTACGCATAGCTACTATCTTTGGAACTATGCAAGCCTGCCTGACAGACTTCAAGTACATTCGAAGAGAGTGGAAAGATAACTGCCAAGAAGAAAGGCTACTAGGAGTAGACATCACTGGACAGATGGACTGCCCACTGCTAAGACCTGGCTCTGAAGGCAGAGATGATCTCCTTAAAAAGCTAAGGTCTGTGGTAGCTAAAACTAATACAGAGTTTGCTGAAAGGTTTGGAATTGGCCGAGCAGCTGCAGACACTTGTGTTAAGCCATCTGGAGACAGTGCAGTTTTATTTGGATGCTCTTCTGGCATTCATGCTAGGTTCTCTGAGTATTACATCAGACGAGTTAGAGAAAGAGCTGATAGCCCTGTAGCTAACATGCTAAGAGACGCTGGAGTTCCTTGGATTCAAGCACCTGAAGATCAGTCGCTTGTATGCTTTGAGTTTCCATGTGCATCGCCAGAAGGAGCTATTACAAAGGATCAACAAACAGCACTAGAGCAGCTAGACAACTGGATGACTTGGAAGCTTAACTGGGCTGAGCACTCGGTATCAGCTACTGTGTATCTTGAGCCTAACGAGTGGCTAGATGCAGGACATTGGGTGTATCGTAACTTTGATGCTATCTCTGGCATTAGCTTCTTACCTAAGAACAATGGCACCTACACAGGAACGCCATACGAAGAGATAGATAAGAATGAGTACACAAGCAGGGTAAACACTTTTCCAAAGATCGACTGGGCTAAGCTCTCTAGGTACGAGAAGACTGACCATACAGAGTCGTCTCAAACCTACGCTTGCACCGGCGGCGCATGTGAACTGTAATGTCTGATAGCTAAAAAAAACACCTCCATGTTCCTAAGAACTGGAGGTGTTTTGTTTATTTCACTAGCATTACCCAGGTCTGAGTTATCATAAGCACAGCTAGAAACGCTATAAGCGAAAATGGTAGAAACAAAAACACAATCTCATCTACCGTATAATTCTTCATCATAATCTCCAAGTTAGATATAAAATTAAGAACTCTTACTGAGCTCCTGAACACTATTGTATTCAATTCATTATGACACGTTTATGGCCTGAATTAAGGGGGTGTCTAATAGCTAAAAAAAGCACCTTCAAACCCCTAAGGGCTGAAGGTGCTTTGGTTAGATCTAGTTTGCAAAAACTTTTCCAGCTTTTGCGTACTTGATTGTAGCTGAGGCGTTTATAGCCTTAAGCGACAGCTGTAGATCCGGTGGCATCACCGCCAGCTTAGCCCACTGTGGGCTAGTGGATGAGAATGCCTTAGCTGCATCTTTACCAAAGTGGTAAAGTACAGTCTCATCAAAACTATCATTAGCTAGCTCTGCGGCTAACTCATCCGACGGAAGACGATGAGTCTTGTCGAAAAAGCTAGCCTTAAAACTATCGATGTACGCCACTACATACGCCTTCTTCACGGCATCGTAAGCCGACTCCTGCGGAGCCACTTCAATCGCCACCTCAGGCTCTACTGCAGGAGTAGCCTCAGGCTCCTCAAGCAACCTTAAAGCCATTTCTGAAGCAGCTGCCGATGCCTTCCTATCTGTGTATACCTTACCAAAAACTAGAATTGAGCATACAGAGACCACAGAAATCACAGCCCAAAAAACCTTATTAGTATTCATGGTTATTTCTCCTTTAATGAGATGGCCACCACAGCCAGTTAATTACAACAGTGCAAGAACTCTTACTGAGCTCCTGAACACTATTGTATTCAACTCATTATGACGCAGTTTTGGCCTGAATTAAGCCCTGCTAGTCTATAGGCTTATTTAGATAGGTATCGCATATAAACCCTATGGAGTAACCCTTGTTAAGTTTGGTAACTACGGTTGTACGGCTTATTCCAAGGTACTTAGCCCAATCCGTCACAGTCATGTCCTTGCCGTTGTACTCATAGGTCTTATGAGTACGTACCATATAAGATACTGGGTTTAGGGCTATCTCATCTCCGCTGTATCCTTGATTGTAAAGAAACACGGCTCTGTCATAGTTTAAACCTAGTAGCTTTACCAGAGCACCAAGCTTCATCGGCTTTCCTAAATATACTAAATCTCTAGACTTGTGCTCTAAAAGCTCTGGGTTTAGGGCGTCCTCTAAGGAAAACCCTCTGGCAAGCCTAGTAGCTGCTGTGTCGTAGTTTATATTCAAGTCCTTGCAAACCACAGACAATGGAAGCTGCACGCCGTTGTGTTCAACCATATGATTGCTGGTCTTGTTAAGAGCTTGAAGTGGAATCTTTATCCACTCCATGTTGCCGCATACATACCCTTCGTTATTGTCTATTCTTTCTATGCTGTATTCAGTCTTGGGCTCTGGGCACACTCCAACCTCGTTAAGAAAGTTTAGAAAGCTATACCTATACAAGTCTCCTACTCCAATACCCCTGCCTCCGTAGTTAGCATACCTATGGTGGTTAGGATTGTAGCACTTGGCGTTTATTCTCTGCCATGTCCTATACTCCTTTACATACTTAGCTCCCTTGGTGCTAGAGCCTCTTACGTCTCTAGCTGTGAATGTGCCCTTCATAAGAGTATCCTCCTGATAGCTAAAAAAAGGCCAGAGCATAATGCTCCGGCCTAGGTTTACCAGCTCCTTCGAACTGTCACAGATAAGTGTACCTTATCTATGATCTTGTCGTCCCACGGGCATGCCGTGGTACTGTAGGTACTCTCAACCGAATGAGAAACCTTAGGCGCACATCTGCATCCAGCAGCTGACAACACCAATACCAAAATTAAAATCCTCATCGTAGCACTCCTTTGTTAGATGTAGAATCCATGTAATTATGACGCAAAGACGCTATGGATTAAGGGTCGTCTACTTCTTTACAAAAGCCCACGAACTGTCTTTAAAGTACCTTATGTTTTCTTTTTTAAATATTTCGTCTACTGCTCTGCCTACGTCAGGCATGCAATAGTCATGGCCTGCTATTAAGCCTCCAACCTTTACTTTGTCAGACCAAGCTTGTATGTCAGCTTTAACACTGTCATATGAGTGGTCTGCATCAATGTAGACCATATCAATAGTTTCTTTACCAAACTCTTTTGCTAAAACCTCAGACTTAACTTTATGTTCAATTATGTTGTGGTTTCTAGACTTTGTATCTAAAAATTCTTTGTATATTACAGGAGCCATACTAGGGCTAATATACTCCTCCCAAATGTCACAACATACAACAACCCCAGCGTACTGAGCCATTAGCTCTGCAGAAGCTCCAGCGTAGCTTCCTACCTCTACAATCTTCCATCCTCTAGTTACTCTATAGTAATCAAGTAAATCTTTTAATCCAAACAGCCTGTTTATTGAAGGCATCTCTTCGTTAAAATAGTGATCGCTAGGTAAGTTAATAATCCTATACCTGTGTACTACTTTGTCAGCTAAGTTTTTAGTGTCATTATGATACGGCATTACTTGAGTCTCCTTATAGTCTGTTGTTACTACCTAAAAGGCGGACCTTCGTACCAAGTAACCAAGCTGTATCTAGTGCCTTTAGTAACTGGAGTAACCCTATGTTTTAGAAATGAAGGAAACACTAAAGTGTTACCCCTAGCGCGCATGTGCTCTGGCTTAGGAGGTTGAGAAGTGTTTAGTTGAAACTCAAAGTCTCCACCTTCATAGTCTGCTGGGTCTGACAACTGTAGCACAAATGACAGCTTTCTTTGAGTGTTTTGACCGTTCCTAGGTAGCCACACTATGTCTTCGTGCCATCCATAGTGTCCTTTGTTTTCAGCTTGGTACTCTGTAAACTGAACCTCATAGAAAAAGTTGAGGTCAAATCCAAAAGAAGTATTGGCTCTTTTGCATACGTTGTCTATGTCTGTGTAAAGCCACTGCCAGTCTGCAGCGTTCCTGTCTAGCCATCTTACTTTAGACGTTCTAAGGTCAGGCACTTGGCCGTACGTAGTAGCCTCTACTGGAGTAATAGTAAGCGCTTGAGTGATTATGTTGTTACACTTTTCTGGTGAAGCATAGTTGTGCCACAGCTGCCACATAGATTGCATCGTATCTCCTTTTCGTTAGACCCCGCTATTTAAGCTTAACGGTAGTCCTAAGTCAATAACAAGGGTGATACTACTAGCCAATAAAATACACTATTGTTATTATGCCTACTTGCTTAGTAACTACAAACTAGTGGATTGTTTTATGGAATATAACGAATACTTTATCAAACGAATTAATAGGTATCAGTACGCTATTAATACGTATCCTAACACAATGAATGATGAGCGAGGTGAAGCCTTAAGTAAGCTAGACTTGTTCGAGGGATGTAAATCTTTAGATCTAGGCAACAGCGGCCTAATGAACTTTACCAGCATAGACTTTGAATTTAAGAAGCTTCCATTTGAAGACAAGTCATTTGACAGAGTTGTGATCATGGCAGTGCTGCATCATATATCAGTAGAGAATCGTGAGATCCTGTACAAAGAGTGTATGCGTATCCTTAAGCAAGGTGGAAAGCTTGTGGTATCTGATGTTATTAAAGATTCGAAACAAGCCTACTGGCTTAATAACATAGTAGACAAGTACAACAGCATAGGTCACAAAGGATTATTCTTTGATAAGTCAGATGAAGAGCTATTTAGGAAAACCGGATTTGATGTAAGAAGTGAAGTTGCTTCTTACTTCTGGTACTTCAAAAATAAGTCTGAACTAGAAGACTTTATAACTAACCTGTTTGGAATGGATCTAGCTGATAGCGTGTACGACATAGTTAATGAGCACCTTGGGCTGAGCCCACACGGAGAAGAAGGGTTTAAATTTGAATGGAAGCTCATCTACTTTATAGCCACTTGTCCCCTAACTCTTTTTCAAGATTAACATTTCCTGTAAATGAAATATAGCCACCAGATGGAGTAAAGGTGTACTCGCTAAAGTAGATCTTGTCAGGCGATAGGTAAAAATCAATACGGACAAACTCAAAAGGAGCTGATAGCTTTGCTGCAAACTCAAGCATCTTGTCCAAATCAGGCGGCTTCTGAATAAAGATAGATAGTCTATACTTTGGTAAGTTAGGCGATTCAACCCACTTTAAGCTATAGTTATTTTGCTTATTTCCTAGCTTAACTCCTATGCTAATAGGCTCTCCGTTTACACATCTAATCATATATACTATGGCGTCGCCTGTCTTATCAAGCAGGCGGTCTTGAATCTTATCTTCTATAAAGAATCTAGGCTCTATGAATGAGTAGTGCTTCTCAATAGAGTATGACTTGTACTTCTGATTCCAGTGTGTAAGTTTTTTATTTATTATTCTTAAAATAGACATGCGACTAAAGTCGTTATTCCACTTTGAACCATGAGTTGACTTCAAAATATGATTTGGATTTATATCTTCCTGCTTAAGATCTTTGTAATCAGAAAGCACTCGTACTACCCGTGGTATCTCAAGCTCTGGGCATTGAGCCTTCGCTAGCTCCTTTGCAACAAGCTTGTCTGCGTACTTTGCATGCTCAGAAGTAAGCTGCTCTCCATATAGCTTTATCTTTTCATAAAATAATAGTGAAGACCAGTTGTCTGGCTTTATCATTCTATCGATGCTCATAGTTAAGCGCCCTTCCACCACTCTGCAATATTTATAACTGAATGGTTTTGAAGTTCAGTGGATACGCGATAGCTGTCGTAATCAAAGTGCTGTGTAGAAGTCTCAAATATAACAGAGTCCTCTAACGCAAAAAACTGATGAATATGCCCAGGCATGACGTGCCAAGCCTGGCCTGGGTGTAACAACTTAGAAAGTACAGGCACGTCAGAAGTAGAGCTTTCAGAAGCTAAAGTAGTAGCCTCAGGTCGATCAGAGTAAAGCATCAACACCTTACCAGAAACTACGGTAAGGGTTTCTTCTTTAATCTTGTGATAGTGAAAGCTGCAGTACTTAGAGGCACTCACTCTAAGTATTTTTCCACAGTAGGCTTCGTTGTTTACAATCCAGACCTCGCTTCCCCAGCTCTTGGGAACATAGGTCATGTGTTCAACTAGGCCGCTGAGTCTATTCTCTTTCATCTCTTAGCCTCTGCTTTTCTAATAGCCGTCATAATTGATTGAAGAGAAGGATGACGCACAATCATGCTCTCATCAAAACCTACATAACCTACACAGTCTAGATTTTCAAGAGCATAAGCGAACTCAGCAAAGCAGTTCCTTATTCTAAGATCGCTCTGCTCAGGATCACCACAAATGATTAGCTTGCCGTTCTTACCTAGCCTAGAAGTGAATAGCTTGAGCTGCTCCCACGTGCAGTTCTGAGCTTCATCGAGAATGGCAACGCAGTCATCAAAAGTTCTTCCTCTCATAACTGCTAAAGGAATAATCTCCATAGACTTCATAACTTCTTTAGGATTGATAGTGGTGATTCTACGTAATACGTCCTCAATAGGAGCAACCCAAGGAGCTAGCTTGTCATTTATGTCGCCAGGCAAGAATCCCATCTTCTCACCGCACTCAACCATAGGTCTTGAAAGTATCATACGGCGGACCTTACCGCCTAAAAAAGAAGTTAAGGCCATCTTTACTGCTTGGTGTGTCTTACCTGTCCCTGCAGGCCCTGTTAGGAACAGAATATCTTTTTTTGGAAAAAGCTTTTCTGCTAATTTTTGTGCCTCGTTAATGGGTAAAAGTACGGGGTTGAGATCCTTAGGCAACTTGGCCATTGTTACTCCGACCGGGTATTAACCCGGTTATGGGTTACACCGAACTACCAACATTGGAGACGTCTCCACTACTACCTATTCTTCTTAAGCTTGGATACCCCAGGTCTTGCAGCCTTAGACTTTTTCTTATTATTAGCTAAAGGTTTTGTTACTTTAGATACTGAAGCCTTTTGTTTATCAACTATGTTAGATAAAACTTTACCTGCAGCGCCTGCTGCGGCGTATGCTTCTATTGTTTTGCGGTCCAAAGAGCTATCTTTAGAGTTAAGCTTTGCAAGTACGTCTGCTTTAATTATTTGCGATTCAGTACTAGGTCTAAGTCCAAAAGCAACTATTTGATCTGAGTTGGAAGCAGTTTTGTTGCTTTGGGCAGATACAATCTTACTTACTAGTCCTTCTGCCGCTCTAACAGGGGCTAAAAACTTGTCCTTATCCGCACCTTTGTAAGCAACAGCAAGCATGTTTATACGATTTATTGCATTATTGCCTTCCGAATCGAGTCCACCTGTTGTGGCACGAGCCAAGGATTTTGAGTATGTTGCAATAAGCTGAGGCATCTCGTTCTGGTAGTTTCTGTCTCTAGTAGCTCGGTACTCGGCTTCAGCCTTTTGTGTTAGCATATCAAACTCCTTTTTTTGAGCAGCTATCCTTGCTGCTTCTGCTGGAGTAGGGCCGCCTCCGAATCCGAATGTGCGTCCTGGTGGAATACCGCCATTTCTAATCATAGCATCATTATACTCTGCTGCGCTTCGCTCCTGCTGACGTAATCTATCAGCTTGCTCTACCTCAGCCATGTGCTTACCGTATGGAATGTCGTTTGCTCTCTTAAGCTTTTCATTGTCAGAAGCAACTGCTGCTGCAGATCTTGCAGCAAAATCACGATCCCACTGCCGCGAGTTCCTTTCTCTAAGCGCTTGGTCTTGGTACTCCATATATTGCTTCTGCTCAGCCGCAGTTGTCGGCGTAGGCCATCCTGCCATAGTAACCTCCTTACTTTTATCTAGTCACCTAAAACTTAGTAAAGTAATTTACCTTCTTCTATTTTGCTTTTTAATCTTGGCTATGCCCTTAGCAAAAGCCTTCTTAGCCTTTTCCTTTGCCTTTAGCTTGGCTGGTGGCTTCTTTACTTTTTCTGCAGCGGTCTTCTTATTAGTTAAAGCGTCAGCAAGCTTTTTTGAAGCTTCATCAGCTGCCTTTTTATTAACGGCTATTATGTCTGCTTTATTTTTATCGGTCTGAATACCTCTGTAGCTTCTACACTGTGCAGATTGAAAGATAGCAGTGTTGACTAAGTTAGGTGAGTCGCACTTACCAGTGGCAACAGCGTTTGCTATGAGGTTAGGTAAAGAATTAGCAGCAGCCTTCTGTACTTCAGCCGCCGCTGCAGCGGCGGCGGCGTCTGCTGCTTCTTTAAGCTTTTGGTTGCGCGGTTTGTTCCTTTCAAAATTAGCAGCTATTTTATCGGCTACTGATTTGTCATAAGCCAGCCTGTCGGCAACAGTGGCCTTAGCAATAGCCTCTCTAGCAATGCCTTCTGTGTCACCGCAATAGCCGCCGTTCTTTTGGCATGATTCTACTGCAAGACCACCAAGCCTTGGATCAAAAACAGGAGGAGTGTATGGGACAATAGCTCCGATGCCAGGATTGGTGGAGTTAGCGCTAGGCTGCCTATTAATGGCTCCAGACAATTGAGTAACTGCTTCCCTTGCGTCTGAAGCAGCTCGAGATGCGTCTTCGTTAGCCTTCATGTTAGCTTGTACAGCTTGTTGTTGTTGCCAGTAAGGTAAATTTCGATTCAACATAAATGCCATTTTATTCTCCTTATTTTCTTTTCTTGGGTTTAGCTAACACCTTGTTCTTTGATTTTGCTTTAGACTTAGCTATAGCAGCTTCAACTGTATCCAAAAGCTTTTTAGTTTGAGCTTTATTTAAGTTAGCCTTCTTAGCAGCGCTTCTAGCGTCCTCTCTAAAAGCAGTAGCTCCAGCTACATTAGCTGCTGCGCTAGTACCTGCTACAAAGTTAGCAGAGGCTACAAACTTACCTATGTCAAATGGATCAGGCCGTGGCTCTTTAGGCGGCACTACGTTAGGCTTGCTATTGCATCTACAATGCCTAGTTGGCTTAGGATTAGCTGTAGGTAAAGGATTAGCTGTAGGTAAGGGATTAGCAGTAGGTAGGGGAGCTACTTGAGGCTGCTCTATTTCATACTGTGTAAACTGATCTGTACCTTGTACAGGTTGCTTTATAGCAGGCTGTCCTACTACTGGCTGAATAGCAGTTGGTGCAGGGCTGCCAGGGTCAGAACTGGTAAACGCATGAACCCACCAATCTGTTCCAGCTCCATAATCGCCTACGTTGTAACCTCTAGCGTTTTCTATAGAGGCTCCACCGCTAGACCTAACAGCAGAGTAAGGAGGCTTAGAGCCCATGGCATAATTAGGCATATTAGTAAGGGCAGCAGGAGGTACAGCGAATGGCTGATTGATTGAGCCATCTCCCCACTTAGCTGTGGATCCGCCTGTTACAACTAAACCTTTAGAGGTTACAGCCTCTACACGGTAAACGCCGTCTAGGCTTTCATTCCAACCTGATATACCTGCTCTTTCAAATTGTCCAAGAGATATAACATCTCCTTGTTTAAATGGAACTCCGTTAGAACCTGTTGTAGTACCACTGCCTTTATTTGAAAATGTAATAATATTATATGACATAGTCTTATCTCCTATCGGTTTTTCTTTTTAAGTTTAGAAACAGGAGCAGGCTTTTTATTTACTGGAGGCTTAGGGGCAGCCAATGCATTAGACTTAGCTGGCTGAGCATTCTTAATAGCCTTAGAAACTTTTGACTTAGCTTTTTTTGAACCTTTATTAACTATAGGAACAAAGCTAGCGGTGTCTCCTTCTTCAAGGCTTTGAAGGTCCTCTGCCTCTACAGTTGGAATCGGCGCAGGATTAAATCCCAAGGTTTTATTTTTTTTAGCTGAACCCACACGGTTTAAAGAAGCTGAAGCTTTTGAGCCGCCTTGGTATGCAGCTTCAGCAGCTGGGTGCATGCCAGGAGCTTTATAATCAGGCTCAACCTTGAAACCTAAATTCTTAATCTTTATCTCTAATCCAGCTATTCCTCCAGCTAGGTTGCTAGACTGTTGTCGAACAGCGGACCTAGCTGCCAGTAGTTTTCTTAAGTTTTCGGCTATGTACGCTTTAGCCTGTTCTTGTGGAGTTGTACCTTTTACTCTAGCCTCGTCTATGGTAGTTACACTGTTGCCGTAGTCTCCGTCCTGTCCTACGGTAAACGTCTCAGTAATTTCTTGTTTGGTCAGTCGGTCCACTCCAAGGACGTCGTAAGAGTCTTTAATTTGCACTGGTATGCCAGCCTCTAGTAGTCTATAAAGCCGGTCTAGCCTATCAAGCGCAGGCCTGAATCGGCTCATCTTTTGACGCGCAACAGCCAACTGACTGTTTAAGTCTGAAACTTGATTAATGGCCGTAGGTGAGGATCTGTTTAGCCCCTGCCTTAGCCTAAGCACGTATAGAGCCTGTGAAGCTTCATTAATAGCATCTTGATCTCTTGCGTATGGGTCATTTACGATAGCTTGTAGCCTCATTTCTTCGTCCATATTATTATCTCCTATCGGTTTTTCTTTTTAAGTTTAGAAACAGGAGGCCTAGCTACTTTTTTATTTTTCTTTTTTGATACTACAGGAGTTTTACCAGCTGGTCCCCTTGCTGAGCCTGATTGAGAGACTACAGCGTTAGCTAGTGCATCGTATACTGGGAAAGCCTCTTTACGCTGGGCCGTAATAATAGGCTTAGCGACTGCGTCTATCGCTGCGGCTTGATTGTCTCTATTGGTCTGATCGTCAAGCTTGGCGTTGTTAGCTAAAGCCCTACGTGCTATCGCCGCCGCTCGCATATCTGCAGGTTCATACGACACAGTCCTAGTATCTTTACCTACTTGCGCTAAGTTAGCAGCTGCCTGCGCAGCAAAACCTTCAGAAGAACCAAGAGTTGAAGGACCGCTGTAATAATTAGTAAGCTGGACTTCGGCACTTGAGTTCCACGTAGTTTCAAGAGGATGAAGAAGGCCCTTTTTAATCATGTCCCTTCGTATTGCTTCTTTCATCTCTGGAGTGGCTGTACTAACTATTTCTGCAGCGTAAGCTGCAGCAGGTTTTGCAGCAATTTGATTTGCATTATTAATTAAAGCTTTAGCTTTATTGTCTCTATACCGTTGAGCTACTACAGCATTTGAATTACCCCTTTCATAAAGTTTTATAGCATCCCTTTGAGCTCCTGTGCATTTAGTAACACCAATAGGCGCATTGAGGTTGGTATCACAACTAAACCCAAGCTGACGAGTTCTTACATCTAGGAAATAATTAGAGTTTAAAGGGCCACTATATCGCAGCCTAGTTTCAGCAGCACTAACAGCATTAGCGTTTGCTATAGCCAGCTCAAATGGAGTTAGCCCTCTACCTGTAAAACCATTGGCCGGTTTAGAGTTAGCGTAGCGTAGTCGTTGTTCTTCTGCTGTTCCAAATATCCGCTCTCCAAGTGTAGGCTCAGCCATGTTATCCTCCTACTTTTGTTGGTTTGTCTTCAAATAGGATCATAGAGATAGACTCTACAAACGCCTCTGTAACGGGCCTCTCATTCTTCCATATCGCTAAGCCAAACCGCCTGTAAGGTCTTCCAGTCTTATCCTTATCATGCCACCTGTCTTCAAAGTCTTTCCAAGGTATATAGCCCCTAGCGTCATCTAAGGCTGGGTCTTCGAAGTAAACGTTATTAGCGTCGTAGTCTATTGCTATAACGTAGTGGCCGCTGTCTCCAGCTAGCTCAGCAGGCGTAGAAGCCCAAGCCTGCACAGCTATGATTACTGGATGGCCTTCTTCTAAATAATACTTAAGTTCTTGGTTGGTCATTCGCTCGTGCCATACCGTGCTGTAACCTCTTGCCTTGGCAGCCTTGCTAAGGGCCATAGGAGTGGTTCCGTCAACAGGATCGGACTTAAGCTCTGCAGCTAAAATAGACTCCTCGATGAACTCGCCCCAGTAGCCAAAGATAGCGCTAAGGGCCGCGGGTCCGCACGTATAACAGGACTTCTGACGAGCGTCAGGTAAAGGTATTCGATTTCCTCGCAGGGTCCTGTCCATGTATGGCTCCTTGCGTGAGGGGTTAAGATGTAAAGCAGCTAAATGCCACTAATATATAATAACCCAGCTATCTCACGGTAGGAACCTATAAAAACTAATTAAACGTAAGTCCTTATCTAGTCTTGCTTTAAAAGCATATTAAGGAACTGCTTGTTAGCAGATACAACTGGTTCAGGCCTGCCTAGGGTGGCATTACCTTGACCTCTTACATCAGCGTTACGCCAAGTCCAGCACTCGCCTGTGTCATCTTGAAACACAACCCACATAAGATCGTGATCTTGGCTGTAGTCTATTATGACATGAGCCATGCCCTTGCCTTTGATGGTTATAACTGGAATAGGAGGATCTAGCTGCAGCATCATAACTAACTCCTTTGGAGACGTCTCCACTATCTGTTTTTCTTTTTAAGTTTTGCCACTGAACCTCTTTTACCAGTAGATTTTTTCTTAAGGCTAGATGGCTTGGTTCCAGCAGCTGGGGTGGAGGCTGGAGTGGAAGCTGAGCTACTTCCCCTTTGTACAGTAAAAGAAGCCTCAAGCTTTTGCCTTAAGTTTTTAAGACGTCCAACGTCTGCAGTGAGCTTTGACTTTATACCATCATACCCAGCTGGCATGGGGTAGCTCCTTTTATAATCACTAATAAATTGATTAAGCTCCTTAAACATGGCTTCACTTTTAATTTTACCAAAGTTAATTGTGCTAGTGGGCAAGCGACCACCATTTTTAAGGGCTGCCGCCTTCTGTTCTATGGTCACAGGAGGAGCATAGCCAAACTTGAGAGCTTCTAATCTAGATATAGTGTGCAATCTTGACTCATAGTCATAAACTATAGCATTGCCTGCTTTTATACTGCTAACTAGAGCTTGACCCTCAACAACGTGTGCAGGCGCTGCACCCTTAATTGCATGACTAAACTCAAGAAGAAGACCGGCTATAGCTCTCGTTTCGTTTTCAGCAGCACTACTACCGCCGCCTGATGCCATTTGCATAAAATTAGTCATAGTATAGTCTCCACTATCGGTTTTTCTTTTTAAGTTTAGCTGCAGCTTTTGCTTTAGCTTTAGCCTTTGCTTTTAACTTAGCAGGCTTCTTTCCACTGGCTTTGGATGTGCCTAGCTCCCTTGCAACTTCATCGAAAGTAACATTAGATCTTGCAGTACCGAAGTTATCGGTGGCAATACGCTTTTTTTCTAATTCAAGACAGGTCTTATCAACTGATCTATTTTGTGCATCACGAGCACCTGCGCTGCAAGCCCTACTGTAAGCATCACTAAGGGATTTATCAGCATCTCTACGGCGCGCTAGTATAGCTTGCTCTGCAGCTAATTCAGCTGCTTTCTTATCTTTATCTGCTTTAGCCTTAGCCGTATCCTTCAGGTACTTTTGAAGTTCGGCGTTGTTTTCTGCTTTAGCTTTGACGTTACGGTTGTAATCTTGGCAGTCGGTTACTGTTGTGTTTCCAAGACATCTTGAATAACCGAGGCGCTCCCTTTTCTTGTCATCGGTACCGCATATATCAACAAGTCCAGCAATCTGACCCGTACCCTTACCCTCTATGCATGGCCTAGATGTAATAAGGTTAAGCATCTGTGATCGTTCCCATAGCTGTTGCGCTCTTGGGTCATTACTAAATACTGCCATAGTGTGTTCTCCTATGCGTTAAGTTAAGCCCCTTTCAACCCTTGGTTATAACTGTTTTGTAATACACCTTCTGCTTGCCCGTTCTGCTGCTTCTGCTGGCCACCAAACATGCTGTGAAGCCCGTAGCCTGCTACGCCTGTGCCTAGAGCGCCTAAAAGGTACTTGGCCCAGGGGTTGTTCTGCATGAAGTTAACTACTGGAAGAGCGTATCCAGCGGTGCGCCTCTCAGCTTCGTACTGACCTGCAGAGTCGTACATGCCTTGCTGCATGCCTCTACCTACATCTTTAACAGTGTCAATAGCTGGCGCAACGCCTGGAACTTTCCTAACTGTGTTGCCAATGTTAGTAGCCATAGTACCTAGACCTTGAGCTACTCCGCCTGCGTAGTTAGATGCGTTGTCCTTCATAGACCTTAGTTTACTTTTAGCAATAACACCCTTGGCCATAGTAAATGGGTTTAAAGATTTACCTAAGTAACTATCAACCCCGTAGTCAATTGCTTTGTCTGCCCATCCATTAATCGTACTAGAGACGTCTCCAGTTCCTTTAAAGTAATTGCTTACGTTGTTAGCCATAGCAGGAAGGTCTGGTCGATTACTCATAGCCTGAAGGCGCTCAAAAGCCTCTGGGCTGTACATTGACTGCAAAGCTGTAGACCCTGCGTTCATTACTCCTGACCCTATAGACTTTAAAGAAGGAGAAGGACTAGAAGCTGCAGGCGCTGCAGCCTTAGGAGCTGGAGCTGATCCTGCACTTGGTGCAGCAACGTCAGACTGCTTGCCCATACCCATGAGCGTTCCGCCTGCTGATAAGAAGTTTTTTCCAAGCCTTTGAGCTCCAGAAATAACCTTACCTGCGCTATCAGTGGCTTGTCCCATAGCCTTCTCAGCACCTTTAGCTTGATTGTATCGCCTAGTTACTTCCCCTGGGCTGGTCCAGCCTGGAGCCCTGACCCATTTTTCTACCTCTGAAGTTGCGGCTGCTCCAACCTGCCTGCCAGTGTTCTGCAACGACTTTTTCATGTTAGCAAAGTCAAAGCCTCTAGCTGGTGCAGTACCTAGTATGGAAGGATCTAGCTTAGCTTTTGAGCTTATACTAGAGAAGTCAAAGTTACGTGCAGGAGCTGTACCTGACGCAGAAGGAGCTGCATTAGCCCTTCCTAGCTGAGACCGTTGCCTATAAGCCATTTCTCTTGATTTGTTACTATCGTCTATATTGTTAGCTATGCTGTGGAATGCACTTCCAAACTCTCCTACTGACTTTACAGGGTTAGCAAAGTTTTGATAGACCTGTTGCATGTAAGATGGCCCTTCAGCTTGCTTAGTTGATTGGCCCCTATCATTGTTATCTAGAACCAAGCCGCCAGCGTAAAGGCTTTCTGGAGAGCCATGGAAATGCTCTTTTACCATGCGCTTTAGCACTCGCTGCTCTGCCTGCCTGTATAGGTCTTGAAAGTTCAGCTTCTTAAGCTCTGGGTACTCTTCAGCGAAGTCTGAAAGCTCCCAGTCCTTCTTAGGGCGCTGCGCTCTAGGAATCGCAGGCTTATTACCAAACATAGACCTGTACATGGATCCAGGTATGTTTTTCCATAACTTGACCATGCTCTGTGCTTGCTTAACCCCGCCAGCTGGATCAAAGCCTAGATTCTTCTCTGTTACTCTTCTTAACGCATTACGCGCAGTACCAAGCGGAGCAACTGGCTTTAAACCTTTTTGATTAAAACTCATCTTTCCAGGGACTGGCTTAATTGGCTTAGTTACCTGCATACCCTCTGAGGAGTCAGAGTTGATGGCGGTTTCTTCTTCATCACCAGATCCTCTGCCAGGACTGGTAATAACAGAAGACAGCTTAGACAGTAGCGTACGCTCTGCAGCAGCTTTCAAAGGAGACGAGCCTGCCCATATAGAGTACAAATATTTTACTGCAGCAAGGCTACTGCTCTTCTCAACCTTCTTAAGCTTAGTGTAATACTCAGGATCTTGAGTTAAGTGATCCATGGCTATCTCTTTAGCCATGCCAGTGTCGTTAGTGTGCTCTTTTTCTTCGTCAATGCCTTCATCGAGTACTCCTTTAGAGAAGTCTGAAGGCTTCTTGTCATCGCCTACTCCACCCTTAAGCTTGTTAGTTTCTAAAGCCTTCTTCTCTGCTTGATCTTCTACATGCTCTGGTAGGTCTTTCTTACCTGTAGCGGTAGACCACTCATCGCAATCCCATGAGCCAGCTTGGCCTTTACCCTTGAGGAGGTAACATAATTTACGTTGTGAATCAGATTTGAACGGCATATCTAGGCTCCTGATGGTGACGTATAGCGTCATCCATTATATCAAGAGCCTTCTACGGAAGCTATATATTCATATAAAGCCTTGAACTAGTCTATCAATTCCCTTATGTACTCACCCATACCTTTGTTAGACATCTCAGTGGTTGTGAATTCAGTATAAGACATCTCCTTGTACCATTCAAGGACCTCATCTGGGCTGGCGTAATAAGGCTCTTCTATTAGAGAAAGATTAGTGTTTCTTAGAGGATAAGCAAAGCTACTAGAAGTGCAAAAACAAGGAATACCTAAGTTTATTAACTCAAATACACTAGTGCTATTGTCAATAACTGCGCAGTAAGTCTTTGGAGCTGCTTGTACTAGCGTAGGAGAACCTCTAAATACCTCTATGCCTAGTTTTAAAAGTAAGTCAGTAAGTTTTAGGGTGCTGAAAGGGTGCGGTCTAAAAACTATCTTACGTTTGCTTACTTCTCTTATCTTTGTGTAAGACTCTATTATAAAATCTTCAACGCTTAAATAACTATGGCTTGGGTCTCCCTCTAAGCCTCCCATGATTAAAATAAAGCCGTCTTTGTCGTTCTTCCACTTATGATCGTATATGTTAGTTATTGGACTGTAGTCTTTAGTTTTGGCACACTGAGCTATTAGCGCATCTACCTTTTCAAGACCTCTAGGTTTGCACCACGTAGCCTTACCATATACCCAACTGTCTAAACCAATTCTTTCATACTTAGGGTTATGACCTAGGTAGTTTACTCCTGCAATCTTACATGTGCTGGCTCTAAGCCTACTAAGTGTTCCAGTCTCAAGAACTATTAGCTTCTTGTTGTAGAACTTTGCCATGTCAGCAACTGTTGTGTTTACCATCTCCTTGACTATAGTTTTAGTGTTAAAGTTATTAGGCATGTCTGGGCTAAACACTCTATCCGGAGCTGTAGCTCCAAACGCAGTATGTATGCAATATGCGTCAGCCTTTTTTAACCAGTACATGTCTTCAATAGTAAACAGCGTTCCAGATGCAAGTGACGACTTAATCTCTGCAAACTCTTCAGGGTCTCTAGAAGCTGACATCTCATGAGGATCGTATAGGCACGCAGGATTACATGACACTTTCTCTGCAACTATTCGAACATCTATGTTGTACTCAGACCCAAACTTCTTAAGACCTTTGTACAAACAAATAGGGCCGTGAGTGTTAGCTGTTCTATATTTTTTAAGTAAAAGAGGCGTACCTACAAACACTATAAGTTTATTGTCGTAACTTGGCACTGTTAGGCCTTTCTTTGTATTCAACTTGGAGAAAGAATAAAGTCTCCAGCCATCTCTTTTATAAGTTTATAGCCTAGACCTTTTAAATATGAAACAGCTTCTTTCTCTCCTAGACCATAATGCTGCGCATTGTCTGGCTTCTGCTCAACTATAATTACAGGCCTGCATTCTCTTATAGTTTTAACACCTCCCATCAAAACAAATAGTTCATAACCTTCGCAATCAATCTTGATAAGGTCTACTTCTTTTAGCTTGAAGCTATCCAGAGTTTTTAGAGGTATGTCTCCTAAGCCTGACACTCTGCTATCTCCAGAGCTTTCAATTGGAGTATCTATAGAAACAGACCCCTCTTTAGACCCTAGGGCGCAGGCGTGCAAAGTAACGTTGCCTCTATGCTCTAATACGTTTTTAGTAAAACAATCCCTATGATTTTTAACAGGTTCAAAGGCGTGCACTGAGTTGAAAGAATGAGACAGGTTATAAGACCACAGACCAACGTGACCTCCAATATCTAGAGCTGTTCTAGACTTCTTACACATAGCTATTACTTCTGATTGCTTCTTACCTTGGTATGACTCTCTACCGTTAAGAGTAAGCTTGTTTTTCGGGTTGGATATCCACTCAGTAAGATGGGTCTCGCCATCTGGAAGCCACCAATCTGATATCTTTTGCATAACTAGTACCTTGAGCAAATGGTCTACATTACTGAATTAGCATACATGTATAGCATAAATAGAAGCTATAAGTTAAGTGCATAATCAAATTAGGGCTACTTTGCAAGTCCTTTGACAATACAGGCTTGATAGTTGATCTTCCACACTGGGACTTCTGGCTTGTCCTTGAGAAACTCATCTATTGCTATAGTTGCACCTTTGCAAGTTGGCCTTTCATAGTCATCTAAAACTATAATTCCATTGTCTACCATTCTTGGATAAAAGAAGTTTAGGCAATCTACGTGGCTCTTATATATGTCTACGTCTATGTGAACTAAGGCGAACTTTTGATTTTTTATCAAGTCTACGTGAACGCCAGGGAATACTCCCTTGTACACAAAAACGTTCTTATAGCTGGCAACGCCTGCACATATAGCTTCATAAGATGTGTCGTTGAAGTCGTTCTTTCTATGATGGTTATCAAACGCTGTATCAACATCTGGCATACCTTCGAACGTGTCGAAAAGGTATAGTGGCTTCTCCTCATTTTTATTTTTAGCTATTATCTCAGCGCTACCGCCTTTGTACACGCCTACTTCAACAAAAATACCATCTAGCTTGTTGGCTAGTTGTGTGTAGTGTTTCAATTTTTCCTTACGAGCTTCGCTAAGTAACGACTGCATATGAATACTCCTATTATTTACAAATACTAAGTATGCTTTGCAAAGCTAAGAGCTTTAATAAGCTCTATAGAAACCATTTCAGGTGAAATGGACTCCATAGCAATCTTGCAATGATTACAAGCCTTTATGCTACCACATCCTAAGTTTGAAGGTACAAATAAATGGTTATGAATATCATAACCGCTTACCATAGGTGAGGTAAATCCTCCGTAAATAACTACACCTTTAAGCCCTACGGCTGCGGCCATATGGTGCATACCGCCTTCATGGCTTACAAACGCTTTAGCTTTAGTAAGCGCAGCTGCAGCCATTCTTGGAGATGAGACTTTTATAAGCTTTACATTTGGAAGTACTTTTGTTGAATCTGGGCCTATCTGAACCCAGTTTACATTAGGAAACATCTTGATAAGAGATATGAAGTTGTTCCAGCCCCAGTTCCTATTAACGCTCTCAGCTTTGACCTTGAGGTTAGGTTCTATGACTACAAAGCCTTCGCCTATACTATTTGCAAATTGCTTTTCATTGTCTGAGAAGAAAAGCTTAGGTGATATTGGCTTATATCTACGCCACAGCCACCTATCACTATTAAATGATTCTATGTAACCCCTACGACCTGGGCCGTTAACTATAGACTTGGTAAACTTATCACCAAGCTTGGCTATATGTGGGTCGTTATCCCAAATCTCATGCCACCTCTGCTTTACACCTGACTTGTCTAGAATAGCAACCTTGCAGTTACCGCAGGCTTTTGACAATGCCTGAGCTTCCCCTGCAGCCATAAGCTCATCGCCTAGTCCCATGCTTACCTCTTATTATAGTCTGGCGCACATACTAACTATAAACATAGCCATATGCAAGGCTGGCTACACTACTGACAGCTTACTCACCTCATTATCCTCAGTAACTCTCTTCTTCTTACACCCTACTGGAATGTAGAACCCCAGTTGTGGAGACGTCTCCAATCCGTAGCTTCGTCGGATGGACTCTAGGTCATCGCTCTTAATAGAAATAGCCCACAGCTTTTCATACTCACCTGTTGCAGGCAGCTCAACTATAGGGCCAAGAGTGTAGTGATAAGAGTGACCGCGCTCAGTGATATGGCTAGTTCCGCCTAGCTTATCTACCTCTTCTTTGGTCATTACCTTGATAGCGCACTCAGTTCTATTGTTACGCACAACGAATTCAGCCCCTGGCTCATCTAGAGCGTCAAAGACACCTTTGATAAGCGAAGAGGGGACTGTTAGTTCTAGGTTACCGCTGGGACCTGCTTGAAGCCTGCCAGCAAGAGCGTGCACTGAAGCGTGATCCGCACTCTTGTTCATATGGCCATGCGCCTGCCCAAACGAGAACATCTCAGCGTTGAGAGCCTTGAGCCACTCAGCGCCTTTGATAAGTCCTAATGATATCGGAGGTATGGTCATTTAGATGTCTCCAGTATTCTACGCAGCCACAGCTGACCGGCTGGGCTGTTTAAATCGGAGGGCTTATACTTCTTTGCCAGTTCGCCTAGCTCTCTGTTGGACATACTGACCTCCGGTGAGAAATTATAGTCCCCGCCCATGTGCTTTCCGGTAACGTCTTTAAAAGCCCTGGCTGATTGTCCAAGTTCATTAAATACAGCCCCTGCCTCAATAGCAGCTGTCCTTCCTTTAGCGGCTAAAGAATCCGAAAGTTTGGAAGGGCTAAAAGGGTCTGCATAAGTATTATCGGATATCTTATTAGAGTTATTGCCTGTATTGTACCATCTTAATGCTCTAGGGCCTTTTGCATATGTACTAACCGCATTAGTATGATTTTTTCCAAGGGCATCCTTGTCGTAATAGTCACCAATCGCATCATGTCTCGTTGACCTGTTGTTTATGGGCAGCCCTTTATGGTCTGTTGTTTGTGTATAGTATGTGCGGCCTCCCATCCCCAGATCCTGCCAACCAGCGTGAGTGTTTTCGTGTACTCTAGTGGCGTTTATGTTGTCTAGGCTTCTAGGCTCGTCAGTTGTTTTTTGAGCCCCTCCAGCATAACGAGGTCGGCCTAGATCTGGGTGAAGCCTAGGCACCAATGAGTACTGCACACTTGGACTGCCCGGGTATGACCACTCGGCTGCATGAGGCGCTTGCCCAAGAGCATCGAACGGGTGCTTAGACCAAGCCATATGTGGTATTGGAGCGTTATCACTCATATCCGAAGCTATTTGACCCATCCTTGCATTCCACTTGTTCCATGCCCCGTCTTGACCTAGCAGTGAAGACCGACTCGGCATTGTCGGAGAGGTTTTAGGGTTTAGCTCATTTAACTGTCCGGTAAGACTTTCGTGGAACTTAAGTCTACTTGTCCCTAACCCTCCTTCAGGTGGAGAATAGTTAGTGGATATAAAGGCGTTATATGGCTCCTCAGATTTAAGACTCCATTTGCCGTCTGGTGACTTAACAGATAAATCAGGAACCCTAGGTGTAGTAGAGGCTGAAGGAAGAGTTCCAACTCTATTATGTAGTCCTCCGTAGACGTTTTTTGGAGGGCCTACCTTAAAATCGTGGTCTTCGTTAGCAGCTCTCTTCCCCATCATGCGCCCAAACGCTGCTGCTTTTTCTAGTCTGTTCATTGGTTTGTCTCGTCTGAGTTAACCTTAAAAAGTTCGTTTAAGTCTTTTGGATTCTTTGTATCATACTCGACTGTGCCAGGCGTGCTACCATATCTGTTTACAAGCCTGTAGTTGCTGTCATATAGTTTCTTGCCAGTATCGTACTTACGTGCCTCTATCTCTTCGTCCCAAGGCTTTCCCTTTGCTATGTTCTTTCTTTTAACTCTCTCTATCCGCTGCTTTAGTAGGTCTTGCAAAGGTGTGGTAACCAGTACTCTGTTAGGATACCTTGCAAGCTGACCTCTACCTAGCAAAGACAACTGAGTCCCCTCAACAACTGCACCGTCCTTAGCGGAATCAAGCATCTCTGTAGCCATTCCCCTAGCCGCATTTAGAAATCTTCTTCTCTCCGGAGATCCTGCTATAGTATGTCGGATGTCTGGGTCACTTTCTAACATAGGGCGCCATCTAGGATGATCATCGATAGATAATACAGGAAGCTTTAAAGCCTCTCCAAGGCTTTTAGCTACCGTAGACTTACCTGCTCCGCTATGACCGCTAACAAGAAACACTCTACGTCCTGCATCGTTTACAGAGTCCAAGCCTAGATCAGCAGCAAGCTTCCCCATCATGCGCCCAAACGCTGCTGCTTTTTCTAGTCTGTTCATGATTAACAGTTCCATTTACGTAGTGCTTTGTTAATTCGGCTATCTGGATCATTTGCTGTTTCTTCAGAGGTAAGCTTAGACTTCATGCCACCCATTCGAGCGCAGAAGCTGTCTTTACGAGCTCCGCCTTCTGGCTGAGGTCTTTTTATGTCCTGACCCTTAGCTTTTAAGCTAGCCCTTCCTTTCTCGTTTAGGCCTCCGTCTGGGTTCTTGCCTTCTGAAGTCTGCCAAGCTTCTGAGGCCTTCTTCTCTGATTCTTTCTTCTTCTTACCTACAGGACGGCAAGAGCCTTCAGTTAACGCCGCTGTGCCAGGTACACGCTCGTAGCCTGTCCAGCACGCCGCAGACTTTAGAGTGTCTGCTGCTTTTTTGGCAGTCATAGGAGTGGTCGGCGCAGCCTTAATCTGAGACGAGAATGCGGGGTACACAGAGTCTTCAAATACGTCCTCATTTCCGATAGGGCTGTCGCCTTCTTGTTTGTACCTATCTGGATACCACTTTGGTAGTAAGTGTGAGGCAAGCATAGCCCTACCCATTGCCGTGGACGTAAGCTCGCTTTCTTCGTTCTCTGCCATATCTTTCATTACAGAAAACAAATGATCATAGTCTTTTTCTGGTGATGAGAATAACCTAGTTAAAAGCCTAGGCTCCATCGTTCTCTCGGCATCTAGCCTCATCTCAGTGACGCCGTTGTGAGGACCCCATTGAGACTTAATACCTACAGGCTGATCTAGTTTCTTCCAGAATATGCCTGCCTGCTTACCCATGGCCGAACCAAACTCTGCTGCTTTTTCTAATTTATTCGTATCAATCGCTCCTGTGTTAGGTTTAATGTTTTGAGGTTCATCGTTACCGTACTCTTCGTCAAATTCTTTTTGAAGCTTAGCTGCCTGTACAGCTCCATACGCTCTGCCAGCAATAATACCAGCAAGAGGATTAGCTGCTAGAGCTCCTACATAAGATCCGTAGCCTGCAGGTAACACTCTAGTTCTCTCAATAGCATTCTGCTTATACTCTTTAGAATCTGCTCCTAAAGCTTTTTTTAAAGCATCGTCGCTTAAACTGTTGGCTCTTGCTTCATGAACAAGGTTAGCCCCAGGAACCATAAAATAGGATGCATGATAAAGGTCGCCGGCTAAGCCTTTTAAAGGCTTAGAAGCTATATTGCCTTTGCCAGGTTTTATACCATACAGGCCGTTAAAGTCTAGTGCGTGACCTAATTCGTGCTGTGTCACTGCAGGCTCGTGCATGTATTCGCCTATAGTGTCTGACATCCTATTATAGTGGGATGCTCTTAAAAGAGGAGTAATAGCATTAGTAACAAGGGTCTGAGGCATACCTATCAAGCGCATAGGAAGCGAAACCTTTTGGTTATGTAATACTCTTCCTCCTAACCGTCTGTACCAAGGTAAGTTGTCTCCCCTGTCTTTTTTCCATATAATATCGTCTATTGTGTTTGTACCGCCTAGCCTCAATACAGTGTCTTTAAGGGCTTCTCTATTATCGTCAGAAGAATTAGCTATTAGCTCTGCATCGTGTTTGTGCTCTTCAAACCTATCTGGAAGATACTTATGAAACAATGACCTAGACGGGTCTTTAAGGGCGTTACCAGTTAACATTAGATTTTGAAAGCCGCCTATACGTCCTAGCGTGCTGGCAGCTATTCTTGATATTGGGCCACCTTCTTCAACATGTATTGAAGTTTTTTCTAATCTGTTCATGGCGCTCCTCTGTAGGTTTACTTATTAGACCTCAAACCTAAGTATTTAGCAGCGGTTTCGCCTGCACTACTTAAATCATTAAGAAGGTTATTGCCTCCTGCTCCACTACCTGTACCTGTAAGGTATCCAACACCCTCGTTAACAGCTTCATTCATTTTTTTAGTGTTTAGTAAGCCGCCAGTGTAAGGTACTTCCCCTAGCATGACGTTGCTTCCTATAAGATCTTTTTGTGACTTCTCAGTAGCGTCTGGTGATGTGTTATTTACAGCGTGCATGCGATCTTTGTGCAACTGCTTTAACATCGTAAGTGGGTTATACATTTGATAAGCGGCTGTACCTGCACCTCCTAACATACCAGCGCCTGCACCAAGAAGACCGCCTCTTGTAGCCCCGTACAAAGCTCTGCTAAGTGCGCCCCGTCTAGGTTTGCCTGAACCGTCCTCATCTTCTTCGTTACCTACCATTCCGGTTAAGCCTGCAAGGCCGCCCAAGGCTGCACCTCCAAGTCCGCCTAAACCGCCAAAGCCAGCAGCATTAGTTAGAACTCCGTTGTATCCTTCGCCGGCTGCAGCTTTGCCCATCATTGCTCCGAAAGCTGCTGCTTTTTCTAATCTGTTCATATCAATCGCTCCTGTGTTACGGCTTAATTAGGCCGCGTCTTGGTTAGAAAGTATACTAAGTCCACCGTTGTCTAATCTACGCCTTAAAGATCTAAGCTCATCCTCTAGTTGAATGACCTTAATTCTCAATTCGTCGTTCTCTTTACGGCAGTTACGTCTGTCGTTGTAGAGTTCTTCTATGTCCTTCTTAAGGTTCTTCATCTCTTCCCTTAGAAAACTCTGCATGTCTTTAGATGACTCTACTATAAGCCTGTATTCGCTGAACAACGTATCATTCTCATGGTGCTCTAAGCGCTGCTTTTTTAAGATGATCTCTTTGGTCTTTATGTCAGCTTCTTTTGCAGCCTTTAGCCTACTGACGTAGATAAAGGAAATGGCTCCCGCAAGGGAGCCAGCGGCACCAAATAGAATGCTTATCGCTGAGAGTATGATGTCTAGCTTAAAGTCCATGACGGTTACATCCTTGTAAGTAATTAAGACTAATACTTTCTAGGTTGAACGTTCTTTACGTCATTAAACTCGTCTGGTCCGCCGTAGTTTACTTTAGGATTGTTTCTACCTGCGTAGTCTTGTATTAGGCCGGGTACTGCTCTAGACATGCCTGGAATGTCTTTCTTAAATGAAGCAGCAGCTCCCATAAGATGTGGAGTAGCAGCCATAAGACCACTAGGTATACCACTACCTCTAGCAACATTGTTTACCAGCTTACTAGCGGCAAGGCCTCCCTGAGCTATACCTTGCTGCCTGCGTACTTGGTCTTGGGTGTACTCTGATGGTATACCCATCGCTCCAGCGAATGGAGTTAAAGGGCCCTTACGATACTTGTCAGCAGCTGGAACTGCCTGAGTAGGATCTGCAGCCTTCTTAAAGAACACCCTATGAAGATTAGCCAACTTGTTGAAACTGCTCATAGTCTTTACATCCATGTAAGAGAAAGTTATAAAGTCCAGTTTAAAGCCTCTCCAGATCCCCTGCCCTGGAGTCCTAGCTAAGCGTTAGCTCAGCAGCAAGCCAGTAAATTGAGCGTTATACTGCCCGCCCCTCCTGCCATACCTGATCGGCTTTCGCCATGGTATGGGTTCCTAGTTCCGTAGAGCAAGCTTCCATGCATTAGTCTATCAGTACCTAACCAGTTGACGCCCTCAACTAAGCTCTAAGCTGGACGTCATATTATGCCAAAAGACTTTTGTATAGTCTACAATGAAGATTATTAATTTAAAAAGCTTAGTAAGTATAGAGCCTATTTAATCTTGTGGTTTATCTATAAAACTAAAATAATAAGCTAATAAGTTTACATCAACCACTGGGACTGACAATGCTGTACATACTGACTCCGTGCTCTAGGCCTTATAACCTAAAAGAAATGCATGCAACCATTCCGCCTCAAGCACAATGGGTAATATGCCACGACTTTGATGATGCGTATATTCCTGAGCTGAGCAACGCAATTATAATGAAGGTTGATAAGACAAGCCCGTACGGCGTTAATGCAAGAAATCATATGTTGAACACAATACCTTTTAAAGACGAAGACTGGATATACTTTCTAGATGACGACAACATCATTCATGAAGACTTTTATAAATACATAGAATTTGCTCTTAAGCTTGATATGTACGCTATGGTCACTTGGGCTCAGGTAGACAACAGAGGTAGGCATAGACTAAAAGCCTTGGTAGAGCCTGTAGTGGCAGCTATAGACACGGCTAGCTATATGGTTAACTACAGGTTTGTTAAAGACTTAAGACTAGTACAGATTAATATTCAAGATGGAATATACGCTGAAGCATGTGCAAAGAGAGGTCCAGTTCTGGCAATAGGTAAAGTGCTATGCCACTACAATAAGCTTGAGATTAG